CCCAGTCGCTATCTTCGCCGTACATTTCGACGAAGCGCTCATAGTACTTGCGCCCCTGCGCGATGCGATCCGGATGATCAATCGGGAGGAGGATCGTGCGTTCGTTCTGCACAAGCCAATTCAGGTTCTCAGCGTTCGGTGCCAAGCCTGACGGCTGGATGTACATCTGCCAGTCCGGTGTCGGGTTGATCATGAACTGGTGCCAAGGTGACAACTCAGTAGGCATGTTGGTGTCAGCGATCAAGCCGTGCCACGTCGGTGTGCCTTGCGCGCCTGACGGGAAACGACCGAGACGACCCGTTATTGGAGCCACAACATCTAGGTTCATTTCGATCGCCTCAGACAACCACGCGCCTGTAAGCTGCATCGAGAGCAAGCGCGCCTGGTCGGCGGCGTCTTCGAGGGGGATGAAAATCCATTCGCTGCGCACGTCGCCAAAGTTCAGGTGAAAAGTATTTTCAGACACGCGCCATTCGCCCAGGCCGCCGAGCCATGAGCGCACGTCTTTCAGCACGGTGTCTTTAAGCTGTTTCAGCGTCTGCCGGACGATGGCGTGGCGGGTGTACCGGAAGCCATCGCGCGCTTTCGACTGGGCCATCGAGCGCTTCATCAACTCGATGACGCACGCCGTTGTCTTGCCCGAGCCCACCGGCCCAGCTATTAGCCGGCCGAACGCGTCGGACTTCATGAAGGTCGCGCAAGTAGCGGGGGCCGTATAGCTTATGGACATGGCGTTTCCAGATATTTAAGGCCGCGTTGAAGCGCCTCGGCATCATCGCCAAGGCCGCCGAGGTGGACGTTACAAACCCGACACAGGATGCCGCGTACGCGACCTGTCTTGTGGCAGTGATCTACCCCCAGGCGGGATGTACTGGGGCACATCCCGCAGTGGCCGTTCTGCGCGGCCAGGATCAGATCATATCGTTCTGGCGTTATCCCGTAGAGCGCCTTTAGATTTGCACGGCGCTGCCTTGGGCGGTTCTTCTGCCGCCAGTTCTGGTGGTAAGCACGACGCTCCTCGATGTTCGCGTATGGCATGTTATTCCCAGACACTCACCCAATTCTTCTTCGCTTCTTCGGCATGTTTCATCCCTTCGAGGTAAACCTGCCAGTGTGCCGTGATGCCGTGCTCGGGGTGGGTGAACCACAGGGCCTGTGACGGCCGGCTGTACTTGGCGCGCAGCGCGAGCATCGCGTACTCGTCGAAGCCCTTGAGCGCGTTGTTTACGATCAGCCCAGGGAGCGTGATGTACTGGTGCCAGTGGCACAGGCACAGCGTGTCAAACGCGCGTCCCATCTGGGCTTGGCTCTGGCCGACTTTGAGCGAGCCGCGCATGATCGGGCCGATGGCGCCAATGATGCCGTCGCCGCCCTTCACGCCAATGCTGTCGCCATGTGTGAGCATGTAGCGATGACCGTAGACATTCACGAACGCGTCGGCCGAGTTTGGCACGTCGATTCGGATATTCTTTTCCTTACGGAAGTACCGAGCGAGATTACAGTAGATCGACCAGTCGTAGTTCGTATAGACGCGGTTCTTCATCATCATTTTCTTGGTCGACCGGCCGTGGTTACCTACGACGCCGGTGGCGTAGACTTTGCCGAACTTGGTCGCCAGGTTGTCTATACCAGCGGCCAGCATGTCGGTGAGGTCATTGACTGACTGGTGCGACGTGCGATCGTTCGTGGCGAGCAGTTCTTCGTGGATATCGCCGCCGATCATGTCGCCGCCGAGCATCACCACGATACCGGGGTACTGCGTGTCCGCGCGCCCCATATGGTTGAACGACAAGTCGATAGTCGTGTCGACGAGGCGGGTGAAGCGCTTCTTGGCGATCTTCATGTTGTACTCGTTGACGCCGCCAGTTTGATCCTTCTGGATGGTCTCGCCATAATGGAAGTCGCTCCAGATCGTGATCGGTCCGCCGCGCTTGCCGGGCTTCGCTTCGCGTCGTGACAACCAATCCGGCGGCTCCGGGTTGTGCTCTGACAGCCCGTAGAGTTCGGCACGGATTTTCTCCGCGGTGTCGTTCTCCCGGCGGAGTGCCTCGATGGTGCGCTTGAGATCAACCGCAGCAGCGTTCTGCTTCCGAATGATCTCGTTTGCGTCATGCAGACGCGATGCGTCGTCCTTCAATGCGGCGGGCATTATTTCTACTCCGTGCTAGGTGTCGTTTTATCGAGGTGTCGTACCGGTGGCGTCTTGCGCGCCCGAGTGGGCTTCGGTTGTAGTTGTGGTAGGTCATTATCGCCTTCGGGGACCGGTCGTACCGGCTCCGGGTTCGCTTCGAGTTCAAAATCCCCTTCAGGGTCCGGTCGTACCGTCTCCTGCACAACTTCCCCTTCAATGAGCGCTGGTACTTCGCTCGGGCTATCTGGAGTGGTGTTTTTTTCAAATCGGAGTTTGGTGTCTTCCCCGAGGTTAATTTCGATGACGAATTTTTCGCCGGCGCTGGCACCAGACTTGCTTTGCTCTCCGATACCGGCGAGCTTCGTGAAGAACTTCCCGGTCTCGACGACCGAGTTGAGGGGCTCTTTAATGTCGCGCATACGGGCTGCGACGATGCCGATATTTTCTTCGAGAATGATTTGCGACCGGAGCTTGATGCGCTCCTCGGTGCCTTTGACGCTTTCCCATTCGATCGTCGCGCTCGTGAGCGCGTTTTGGAAGAATGGGATTTTTCCAATTTCTTCATACTGGGCTTCGGTGAGTTTGAATGTTTTTAGGATCGTAGGGAGTTCGCGGATATCAAAGGCGACCTCTCGTGCCAGTGCGGCTAGCCCTGCGGGCGTAAGCGCGCTGTGTATTACCGGGGTCACTTCTGGGAGGTTTGAAGCTGGCGCGCTTTGCTCAGGCTCATTGAGCTTTTCTGTCACGTCGTAAACCCCCGCTAGGTGAGGGTTCCTATATCGCCGGAAAAGGTTAACAAACCCTTAATCCGTTACCGTGGCGGTAATCCTTAGGCATCTGTTAACCCTCGCGTGCTTAGTGTGCGGGACACACACGGGAAGCTCGCATGTCTGATATTGGCCAGCAGGGTGTAATGCAGGTGGTACCCCCTGCGGCCCTCGAACAACAGCTTCAGCAAAAGGCGCGGGATAAGGTCGCCGCGGCCCAACCCGCAGCGCCCGCCGTGCCGCAGCTTGCCGGCTATATCAAAGGCCAGTTTGAGATTTTCCGGAACCACCGCAACACCGAGGCGGGCTGGTCGAACCGGCTGCTCGCTGCCTTGCGGTCGTTCAACGGCCAGTATGACCCGTCTAAGGTCATGGAACTAAACAAGTTTGGCGGCAGCAAGGTTTATGCCCGGCTGATCGCCCAAAAGTGCCGGGCAGCGAGTTCTCTTTTGCGGGATATTTATCTGGGTCAGGATCAGCCCTGGACGATCAAGCCCCCTGCCGACCCCGCCGTGCCTGATGAAATCTTGCAGAGCATCGACCAGTTGATGCAGCATGAGGCACAACTTATCCAACAGCAAACTAGTCAACCACCGGACCCCCAAGATGTACAGCAACGCAAAACAGCGCTCCTTGAGTCAGCGAAAGATGCCGCGAAAAAGAAAGCCGTCCAGCAAGCGCGTGACTCAGACACGGCCATCGAAGGTCTCCTCCGAGACGGAGGATTTTATCATGCGCTGGCTGAGTTCCTTGTCGACCTCCCCATCTTCCCCTTCGCCTGCATCAAGGGACCTGTGGTCAAGGTTGTTCCCGAAGTTGTGTGGCCGCCTGGCGGTGGCACGCCGACGGTAAAGCAGAACCCGAAGCTGACGTGGAACCGGGTATCGCCGTTCGATATCTGGTTCACGCCAGGTGTTTCGGACATTGCGAACGCCGACGTGATCGAGAAGCTGCGCGTCACACGCGCCGAGCTAAACGATCTGCTCGATCTGCCGGGTTACAACGCCGACGAAATTCGCGCGGTGCTCGACGAGTACGGCCGCGGCGGCCTGTATGATAATTGGGACACCACCGACTCCGAGCGCGCCGTGCTGGAAAGCCGCGAGAACCCGGCGTGGAACCGATCGGCCATGATCTCCATGATGGAGTTCAACGGCAACGTGCAGGGACGCGTCCTCCAGGAATATGGCCTTGCCGTCCCTGACGAGCTTCGCGATTACTCCGTGCAGTGCTGGGTCATTGGCTCGCATGTCATCAAGGCACAACTGTCGCCGTCGCCGCGCCAGCGCCACCCGTACTTTACGACCTCGTTTGAGAAGGTCCCCGGCACCCCGGTGGGCAACGGCCTGACGGATTTGCTGTCGGACTTGCAGGAGGTGGCAAACGCCACTTTGCGCAGCCTTGTCAATAACTTGAGCATAGCCTCCGGTCCGCAAGTGGTCGTGAACGACGACCGGCTGTCGCCCGAAGAGAACGGTGACGACCTTTATCCGTGGAAGCGGTGGCACGTTCGCAACGACCCGGTGGGCAATAACACACAGGTCCCGATCTCGTTCTTCATGCCGACTTCAAACGCCGCTCAGTTGGTGCAGGTGTTCAATGATTTTGTGTCCATCGCAGACGACGTGTCCGCGATCCCGAAGTACGTCGGCGGCCAGTCTGGCGGCGGAGCGGGGCGCACGGCGTCCGGCCTTGCCATGCTCATGGGCAACGCCTCGAAGATTTTGCAGTCGGTCAGCGCGAACGTCGACAACGATGTGATGGAGCCTGCGCTCCTGAACCTCGCTGACCTGATTATGCTGACGGATAACACCGGCCTGTTGACCGGCGAAGAAAAGATCAGCGTCCAGGGCGTCAGTGTCGCGATCCAGCGCGAGACGCTCCGCCAGCGTCAGATCGAGTTCCTCGGCGCCACGATCAACCCGACCGATCAGAAGATCATGGGCATCAAGGGTCGCGCCGCAGTCCTGCGCTCCGTGTCAAGCACAATCGGCTTGGACGGCGAGGAGATCGTGCCGCCTGATGACCAGATCGAGAAAATGGCCCAGGCCGAGCAGCAGCAACAGCAAAATGGCAACGGCGCAATCCAGCAGCGTGTTGATGAAGGCGTCCAGAAGGGCGTTGAAGCGGGCGTTGCTCGTATCGCGACTGAACTTACGGCCGGTATCCTCGCGGAGCGGGGCGGCATGGGTGAAGGTCCGCCGGCGCATATCGGCACTCCGCCGGGCGGTGGTGAGCAGCCAGCGACAAATAATCCTGCGATGGACTTGGGCCGGGCGGTGATAGCGCGCGCGCCGCTGCCGTCGGTCAAGGTACAAAAACAAGTCCTCTTGGCGGTGGCGGTATGAGCCCGCAAGTCGCCAATCTTGCTGGGAATACACCTGGTCCGCACGCCAATCCAATCTCTCCGGGGGTCGGTTAACGATCGAGTAATAAGTTTCGGCTAATCGTAGAGAACAATTCGTCCCATAGGGTTAGGCCATGACAATTCCGGCATCTACTGATATCGACCGCAATAACCTCGGCAACATCCTCGGTCAGGTCGTTGCCGCAGTAAACGCGGGAAACATCGGCGGCCCCACGGGCGTTGCCGGTCCCACTGGTCCGACTGGTGCAAGCACCGGTCCCGCAGGCCCTAACGGCGCCGCGGGTTCAACCGGCCCGACGGGTCCTTCTGGCGGTCCGCAAGGTCCGGCAGGCCCCGCTGGTAGCACGGGCGCAACCGGCCCCGCTGGTCCGACTGGCACCGGCGCAACGGGTCCTCAAGGTATCACCGGCCCAACTGGTCAGGCTTCAGGTCCGACTGGTCCCGCGGGCACCACGGGTCCAACGGTCCTGGCGTCACGGGCGTAACCGGCCCCACTGGCGGCACCACGGGTCCGACGGGTCCGACCGGCGCCACTGGCGCTGGCACCACGGGTCCGACCGGCGCAACCGGCCCGACCGGAACGCAGGCTTTCCTTATCGTACCGCCCACGTCCGATCCGCATAACAGCGGTCAGGTGTGGAACAACGCTGGCGTGCTGACTGTTTCGGCAGGCTAATCTGAACGAGGGCTGACATGAGTACCGTTCGCGCAGCGACCACGTACGACGACAATTCGATCCCCGGGCGCCCTCAAGGAGGTCGTGGATCGAATTAACATGGGCAACATTCCGGGTCCGACCGGCGCCGCTGGCGCCACCGGTCCGCAGAGTGGTACCACTGGCGTCACAGGTACAACCGGCCCTGCCGGTGTTGGTCCGACTGGTCCTTCGTTGGGTCAGACTGGTCCTACCGGCGCGACCGGCCCGACTGGTCCTCATGGTATCGTTGGTCCTACGTTTTCGGCTTCGACTGGTCCTACCGGCGTTGCTGGTCCGACGGGTCCGTTTGTTGGTCCGACCGGCGCCATGCCAGTGGGTCCGACCGGCGTAACCGGTCCGACTGGAAACACAGGTCCGGGCTTCAAAGGTAACACCGGTCACGCCGGTGCCGCAGGTTCCACTGGACAATCCGGGCCTACTGGAGTACCAGACCTGTGCGGAACCACACCGTACTCATTCCGCCGACGACCGATCCTCGGATTGTTGGCTGTATCTGGAACCCAGGCGGAGCAACAGGACCGAACGTCCTGGCAATCTCCAAAGGTTGATCCCCCCGAAACCCCTAGCCCCCTAGGATTTTCATGCCGAAGCTGTGTCTGAATATGATCGTCCCGCAACGAAGCGGAGCGGATCGAGCGTTGTCTCAACAGCGTTGCCCCGTACATCGATAGTTACGTTATTTTCGACACAGGGTCGACTGACGGCACTATCGAAAAGATCGAAGAGATCATGTCGGAGCACGAAATCCCCGGAGAAATCCATACCGGGGATTTCAAGAACTTCGAGCAGGCCCGTAATGCTGCGCTCCGTCTCGCGCGCAACGCCGTCCACCCGAGCGAATATATCCTGCTCTGCGATGCCGATATGGAGCTTTTCGTCGAAGACCGGCGTTCAAAGATAATCTCCAGTACGACGCCTACGATATCCTCCAGAAAGCTGCGGGCATTTCGTATTACAACCGCCGGATCATCAAGAAGGACACGACCGGCTGGTACCCGCGGCGTCACCCACGAATATCTCGATGTGGCGCACAATGGCGGCCGGGCAATTTCGGGCGTGTACTTTCATCGATCATGCCGACGGGTGCCAACCGCAAAGACAAGTTCGAGCGGGATATCAAGCTGTTGCTGGGCGCGCTGAGAGACGACCCAGATAACGGCCGGTCCTGGTTTTACCTCGCACAGTCATACCGCGATGCGGGCCAGTGGTCACACGCCGCGCAGGCGTACAAGAAGCGCGTTGACCTGGGCGGCTGGGAAGAAGAGACCTACGACGCCCAGTGTAACTATGCGCACATGCTGAAGAATTTGGGGAACACTGACGGGTTTGTGTTCAATCTCCAGAAGGCGTATAATATGCGGCCGCAGCGCGCCGAGCCGCTCTATGACCTGTCAAAATACTACCGCGAGAAGGGTGAGGACAACACCGCGCTGATCTTCGCCCGCGCCGGCCTAGGGATGCCGCGCCCTGACGATCAACTTTTCGTGGGTGACTTCGTATACAACTGGGGCCTCAAAGAGGAGTTCGCGATCTCGGCGTTCTATAACCCGGCGCACCGCCATGCGGGGTACGAAATGTGCAGCCGGCTGGCAATCAAGGGGGACATGCCCTCCATGAACCGCGAGGGCGCGAAGTCGAACCTGTACCACTACATCAAGCCTCTCGGTGACTTTTGCCCGTCGTTCGAGGCGCGGGAATTGGTGGTTCCGAATTTGTACGAAGCCACCCAACTCAATCCGTCCATATGCCAGCATAAAGGCGCCCTCGTTACGACCGTTCGTACCGTCAATTACACGATTGACGATGCCGGCCGGTATCTGATCAAAGACACCAATGGCGAGGCCAACAGCACGAACCCGATCAACACGGTCAATTATATCGTCGATCTGACCCTTGATCTGACCGTAGCCAACTCAAGACGGATCATACCGCCTCCCCTGCCGAAGCCCGAGTTTGACCTCGTGATCGGGTTCGAAGACATGCGCCTGTTCTCGTGGAACGGCGACCTTTGGACTTCATCCACGATGCGGGAATTAAACGCCCAAGGCTGCGCGCAGCAGGTGCTAACCCAGTTGCTCGATGGCGATGTGCTGGGTAAACCACACGTTATGTCTCAGCCGCCGGTTCATGAGAAGAACTGGATGCCGCGGGTGTCTGACGTTGGCCTTGAGTTCTTCTATAGGCTCAACAGGGTAGTGGACCCTAGCGGTGTTACAACCTGGGAGTATGAGTACCCAGAGCTATCGCTAGACGCGCTAAGCGGCGGGTCGCAGGTGATCCCGTTCTTCTCGAACTGGCTGGCGGTCATCCACGAGGCGCGCGCGCTCCCTGTCAGTGGGAAGCGCTATTACCAGCACCGGTTCGTGATGTTTGATACATCGAGCCGGCTCGTTGCAGTCTCGATGCCGTTCTGCTTTCACGATAAGGTGATCGAGTTCGCCGCTGGCCTCGCGTGGCACCCAGACGGGAGGCGATTGATCATATCCTACGGGCGTGAGGACAACTCCGCGTGGCTGGCCACGATCAATGCCGAAGAGGTAAGTTGGATGCTGTCACATGGTTACTGATCACGAGTGGGTGCAGTCCCAGACGAACCGCGCGCTCAAGAGTAATCTCGAAGTAGGCCAAGCCGAGGTTATGGCTATGGCCCGCGGGTGGCCGTTCCATCCGGAGCGCACGAAGAACTGGGATAACTTCCTGGCGGTGTACCATGCGATCCGCGCGGAACGTGGCCCGGTGCTCGACGCCGGCGCGTGCCGTGATCCCAAGTCTGCGTCTGTTTTCTTGCCGACGCTCGCTTTGCACGACTTCACGGATTTGCATGGGATAAACCTCGACGAGGGCGCCCCGGTGTCCGTTGGCGGCGCCACGTATCAGTACGGGGATATCACGTCGATCCCGTTCCCGGATCAGCACTTTGCTTTCATTGCCTGCTTATCAACCATCGAGCACGGCGTCGACTGGCGCGCGTTCTATGCCTCCTGCGCGCGCGTACTGCGCCGCGGCGGCGAGCTTTTTGTGTCGTTTGACTACTGGAAAGACCCAGTCGATACCGGCGGTCAAATGGCGTTTGGCGCCCCGGTTAAGGTCTTCACTAAAGACGAGGTACTGGATATGGTGAATTTCTGCGCCAGCCAGGGACTTCGCATTACATCGCCCACCAAGCTGCACTGCAAGGATCGGGTCATCCAGTGGCTCGGTATGAACTATACGTTCTGCAACTTGCATTTCCGGCGCGATTAACTCTCTGTTTACGGACTTCTGATTATCTGCACGTGGGTCTAACCCGCGAGGTCGGCGTACGTCGGCCGCACAGTTTTCAGGAGATACCGTCATGGCTGAACTTAACACAGGCCGCAAAGAAACCGAGAAATCCGCCAAGTTTGCCGAGGGTGGGAAAACCCATATGTTCGGCGCGCAGAAGGCCGGCGAAGAGAAGCCGGGCACTACTGCGCACGACGTAGGCTCGGGCGGAAGCGACAAGTTCGCATCGGGCGGCAAAGGCAAGATGTTCGGGTACACCGGCGCGCTGCCGGCCCAAGCTGGCAAGACCAGCGCCCGATAATGGCTAAAGCCAGCCTCAAAGTCACGATCTCGAAGCCTCCGGAGCACCCGAATTTCGTTCGGGGCTCCCGGCCGCCCGATCTTATTGCGCCTCGCATTAAGCCTCTCACGGGGCAGACGCAGTACGGGAAACAGGCCAGCGCCCCGCAAAATCCGGGGTTTAACGACACTGGTATGTCCGGGGAGAGCTAAAATGGCTGTGTTCAAGAAGCATTTGACCCCCCTCGGTAAAGGCGGCGCCATCCACAAGCAGGTGGGTAAGGGCGCGACGGAGCAGACGCTCCCCGCTCCCGGCGCCATGCAGAGCTTGACGCAGGGCGACCCCGCCCAGCGGACGATGAACAACTACGCCAAAGCAACCCCTATGGCGAGCCCCACCAGCAATTCGAGCCCCTCGATCAACGGGCTAGGTGACGGCGACTGGGGTGGAAACGGAATTTAAGTGGCCCAGTCCCCCCTGAGTGCTGCCGCCCTGCGCCTGCGCAATGCGACCCCGGAAATGTTCGAGAATTTCGTGCGTGAGCTTACGGCTCACGTCGATCTCGTTACCGTCGCGGTAACGGACGCTGACTCAGGAAATATCCTGCGTTTACAAGGACATGCCCAGGAGGCCCGAGCGCTCCTGCGCGTCTTCAAAGAGTGCCATCTGACCGCTCAAACCAAACAGCCCGCGACCTAACTCTCGCGCGCAATAGGAGCCTCCCATGCCTGCCACCGAAGTTGTCCGCGATATGCCGCCCCGCAACATGCCGCCGATCGACGAGTCAGTAAAGCTACCCAAGAGCGTCCGCGATGCCGCGGCGCGCGCCAACAGTTTCTACCCCAAGGAGCCTGCTGAACCCACGCCGGCCCCTCAGCCGGACGCAAACGCAGCCCCGCAGCCTGATCCGGCCCCGCAGCCGGACGCAAACGCTGCGCCCGAGCCCGCGCCAGCCCCTCAGCCGGACGCAAACGCAGCCCCGCAGCCCGAGCCGCCGAAAAATCCTGATCACAATAACGTGAACTGGGAACATCGATATAATTCGATGCGGGGTCGTTACGACGCCTCTCAGCGCGAAATTGGCTCCATGCAGGAGCAGTTGCAACAGCTTGGAGACGAGCTTGTTCGGACCCAAGCGCTGATCCAAAACAACCAAAATGCCCCGGCTCATGAGCCTATCCAGCCTATGATCACCGAGGCAGATGTGGCTCAATATGGCCCTGAAATCATAGACTTAGCGCGCCGCGCTGGTCTTGAAGCGGTAACCCCGAAGCTCACCGCTTTGGAGAACGAGAACCGCGAACTCAAGCAGAAACTGAACCAGAACTCCCAAGGGACTATGGTGCAGGCCCTCGATGCCGCCGTGCCGAATTGGCGCGAAATAAACGTAATGCAGTCATTCAAAAACTGGCTGCGTTTACGAGATGTTTACTCTGGTGCTGTACGCCAGACAATGTTGAACGAAGCACACGCAGCGGCCAATGCCCCTCGGGTGATCGCGTTCTTCAAAGGCTTCCTCGCGGAAGCCAACGCCACGGGCCAGTTGAGTGCAGCCCCGCGGAATGAGCCACCGGCAGCGCCGGCGCCTCGTGAACCCGCGGTCCCGCTGAGTTCTCTAGCTGCTCCCGGCCGAGCGCGACCGGCCTCCGGTGATAACGGGGCGCCCGCCGAAAAACCAGTTTTCACCCGCGCCCAGATCGCAGCGTTTTACAGCGACGTACGCCAACAGCGTTACGCCGGCCGTGAAGCCGAAAAAGCCCGCTTGGAGAATGAAATCTTCGCGGCGCAGCGAGAAGGACGTGTCCGCTAACACCGGGGGCACCTAACGCAGAGCGTGGGTTGCCTCCAAAACGCAGGGGCAACCCATGTCTATTCCTTCCGGTTCATTTCCCGGCGCAACGTCAGGCTCTACGCCTCCGCTGTACCCGGTAGGTTCCTCGGGCAACGGCCTCCAGGCTTCAGGGTTCATCCCGGAAATCTGGTCGGGCAAGCTCGTCGAGAAGTTCTATGCCAGCACCGTGTTGGCTGCGATCTCGAATACCGACTACGAAGGCGAGATCAAAAGCAAGGGTGATCGGGTGAAAATCCGCACCAAGCCGACCATCTCGATCCACAACTACGACGCCGACGGCCTCCTGGGCCTCGACCGTCCGCAGGGTGGAACTGTCGAGTTGTACATCGGCAACGGTAAGTACTTCTCGCTGATCCTCGACGACGTGATGGAGATGCAGAGCGATCTGAATGTCCTCAGCATGTGGTCGGACGACGCAGCGCAGCAACTGAAAATCGTTGTCGATCAGGACGTTCTGACCGGCATCTACGGCGGAATGGCCGCTGCGAACCAGGGTACGACTGCTGGTGTCATCACCGGTAGCTTGAACCTCGGCGTGCAGGGCTCCGCGCTCTCGGTGGTCGCCAAGAACCCCACCGGTGGCGAGGTCGAACTCCTCGATGTTCTGATGCGTATGGGCCAGTGCCTAGACGAGCAGAATATCCCGGAAGAGGGCCGCTGGGTCGTGATGCCGGCTTGGGCTGGTCGTCAGATCAAGCAGTCCGAACTCCGCCAGGCGTATCTGTCGGGTGACAGCGTGTCGATGCTCCGCAACGGGCGGCTGGGTATGGTGGACCGTTTCACCATCTACATCAGCAACTTGCTGCCGAACAACGGCTCCGATCCGGGGCAGTTCAACGCTGGCGAATGGCCGATCTACGCGGGCCACGCGCACGGTCTGACTTTCGCGAGCCAGATCAGCAAGGTCGAGACGCTTCGTTCGGAGTTGACCTTCGGTCAAATCCTGCGCGGCCTCCAGGTCTACGGTTACCAGATCGTCGACGGCAAGGCCCTCGTGCAGGCGCAGGTTACTCCGGGCAGCTAAGCCCTGACTAACGGAAAAAGTTAGAGGCCGGCGGGGAGAAATCCTTCGCCGGCCTTTTCGTTAAGAAAATCTTAGTGTGCTGGCTTTACCGTGGCGGTAAATCAGGGGTTCGTTATGGCCGCATTTGGCACACTGGAGACAGTTCGCGATTATGTGTCGGACGTGCGGACCCTCTTGCAGGATACCGTGCGGCCCCACCGTTATAGCGACGAGTCAATCCTCGCGGCGCTTAACGTGACGCTGCTTGAAGCGCGCCGCCTGCGCGCGGACTTGTTCATATTCCGGAACGGCGGCCGCGTGCCGATGTTCATGGATATCAACGATAATCGGCTGGAAATGGAAGAGCCGTTCCGTCTGGCTATCGTGCACGGGATCGTCGCCCACGCGTTGTCGCGCGACCAAGAAGACATTCAGGATAACCGCGCGGCTTCATTCATGGGCGTGTTCAACGCCATGCTCATTGGCGTGGCCTCGCCGGGTATTGCCACCGGCACGCATCCGCCGGCGCAGGGAGGCCACCCGTGATCGCCAAACAAGATTTTGACCAGTTGATGAACCAGGCCCGCGTCAAGATTATGGGCGCGTCGGATGCTGCCTTGAAAGCAGAGCTTTTTGACGTGCTCACGGAGTTCTTTGATGTGTCATCTTGCTGGAGCGAGCACATCCCGATCGATGGTGTCGCGTACCAGCGCGAGTACCCCCTACCGATCCATGAGGGGCAAATTATTCGTTTTGGCGGCTGCTTTGCAAACAGCACGTTCCCTACACAGGCGGCTTATGAAGCTGCTCTCGCGCTGAACCCTGCGCAGCCGGGCGGCTGGTACCCAATGGGCGCCGCTATGCCGGATATTGGCGTGATGGTCCTTTCAAACTGCTCGATCCCCAACACGAACCAGTTTATGCGCGCGACGGTGATCAAGAACGTCGTGCTCCCGACTACGCGCGACATGGTGCCAATAGCGCCCGATTGGGTCCTGCCGCGGTATCATCTGGGCATCCTCGATGGCCTGATGGGCAAAATGATGAACCAGGCATCTAAAAGTTACAGCAATGATGCGCTTGGTACGTACCATTTGAAGCGCTTCCAGGAGGCGATCTCCCGAGCGCGCGTGGCCGCGATCAAAGCCAACACCTACGGCGCGCAGGCGTGGCGCTTCCCGCAATCTTTCAGCACTCGTACCCAACACGGCTTGTGGGGCGCGGGTACCTCAACTCGGTTCTAATGGAGCGACCCATGCGCGGCGCCACAAGTGCCTTTGTCAAGCTTTTTATCGTAAACAACGCAACGTGGAACGACGCGTTCCAGTTCGGTGATTGCGATGACACGTCTTGGAATTTCAACGGGCAAAATTTCCGGATGGACGTGAAGGCGACAAAAACCGGCCCTGCGCTCCTAACGCTGTCAACCGACAACGGTTTTATCGTGATCGCGGACCCGATCAAGCGCGTGCTCTATTTTAGCTGCCCAGACACGTCGATCGCGTCTGTGCTCCAGCCTGGACCGTTCTCAGACGAAGACGAGTGGGATCGCTGGGCTGAGGACAATGAGCCAAAGCGCCCTCCGGGCGAGTACGTCTACGATCTGATCATGTACGACAACAATTCGCCGCCCACACGCGTCGAATTGATGAACGGTACCGTCCGTGTCGGGCAGGGCGTTACAGGGAATTAAACCGTGGCTGTAGAGCAAGTAACCGCAGCACCTATTCGAGCGCGGCCGATTGTTGTCATCAACAACGGCCCGACGGGTCCGACTGGCTCTGACACGGGTTTCACTGGTCCGACCGGTCCCTCTGGTCCGACAGGTTCAAACTCTGGCTTTACCGGCCCTTCTGGCTCTGCTGGTCCGACAGGTTCCGCCGGTGTTTCGGGTCCGACTGGTCCCACTGGCTCGCCAGGAAGCGCTGGTACGCCCGGCCCGACTGGCTCTGCCGGTGCAGGCGGCTCCGTTGGCGCGACCGGCCCTACCGGTTCTGCTGGTGCAGGCGGCTCCGTTGGCGCGACCGGCCCCACAGGATTTGGCTCAACCGGACCCACGGGCGCTGGCGGTGCAGGCGGCTCCGTTGGCGCGACCGGCCCTACCGGTTCTGCTGGTGCAGGCGGCTCCGTTGGCGCGACCGGCCCCACAGGATTTGGCTCAACCGGACCCACGGGCGCTGGCGGTGCAGGCGGCTCCGTCGGATCGACCGGCCCTACCGGTTCTGCTGGTGCAGGCGGCTCCGTTGGCGCGACCGGCCCCACAGGATTTGGCTCAACCGGACCCACGGGCGCTGGCGGTGCAGGCGGCTCAACAGGCCCGACCGGCCCGAACAATGGCGTGACCGGCAACACCGGACCCACGGGCGCTGGCGGTGCAGGCGGCTCGACAGGCCCGACCGGCCCGAACAATGGCGTGACCGGCAACACCGGACCCACGGGCGCTGGCGGTGCAGGCGGCTCAACAGGCCCGACCGGCCCGAACAATGGCGTGACCGGCAACACCGGACCCACGGGCGTTGGCGGTGCAGGCGGCTCAACAGGCCCGACCGGCCCGAACAATGGCGTGACCGGCAACACCGGACCCACGGGCGTTGGCGGTGCAGGCGGCTCAACAGGCCCGACCGGCCCGAACAATGGCGTGACCGGCAACACCGGACCCACGGGCGCTGGCGGTGCAGGCGGCTCAACAGGCCCGACCGGCCCGAACAATGGCGTGACCGGCAACACCGGACCCACGGGCGCTGGCGGTGCAGGCGGCTCAACAGGCCCGACCGGCCCGAACAATGGCGTGACCGGCAACACCGGACCCACGGGCGCTGGCGGTGCAGGCGGCTCAACAGGCCCGACCGGCCCGAACAATGGCGTGACCGGCAACACCGGACCCACGGGCGCTGGCGGTGCAGGCGGCTCAACAGGCCCGACCGGCCCGAACAATGGCGTGACCGGCAACACCGGACCCACGGGCGCTGGCGGTGCAGGCGGCTCAACAGGCCCGACCGGCCCGAACAATGGCGTGACCGGCAACACCGGACCCACGGGCGCTGGCGGTGCAGGCGGCTCAACAGGCCCGACCGGCCCGAACAATGGCGTGACCGGCAACACCGGACCCACGGGCGCTGGCGGTGCAGGCGGCTCAACAGGCCCGACCGGCCCGAACAATGGCGTGACCGGCAACACCGGACCCACGGGCGCTGGCGGTGCAGGCGGCTCAACAGGCCCGACCGGCCCGAACAATGGCGTGACCGGCAACACCGGACCCACGGGCGCTGGCGGTGCAGGCGGCTCGACAGGCCCGACCGGCCCGAACAATGGCGTGACCGGCAACACCGGACCCACGGGCGCTGGCGGTGCAGGCGGCTCAACAGGCCCGACCGGCCCGAACAATGGCGTGACCGGCAACACCGGACCCACGGGCGCTGGCGGTGCAGGCGGCTCAACAGGCCCGACCGGCCCGAACAATGGCGTGACCGGCAACACCGGACCCACGGGCGCTGGCGGTGCAGGCGGCTCAACAGGCCCGACCGGCCCGAACAATGGCGTGACCGGCAACACCGGACCCACGGGCGCTGGCGGTGCAGGCGGCTCGACAGGCCCGACCGGCCCGACCGGCGCACCGGTTTCGTTCAGTCATTACACCTCTTCGCAAACAATCACCATCCCTGCTGGTGTAACCAAAGCTATAGTTCGCCGTCTGTTCGGTGGATCGGGTGGTGGCGGTGCGTGGTACAACGAGGGTTGTTGCACCGGCGCGCAAGGTGGCGATGGGGGCGGCGCCGGTTCTGTACTCGATACTTTCCTTACCGGATTGACACCGAGCAACACATTAGCTTTGACGATTGGTGCGGCAGCGGGCAACAGCACGCTTGCATCCGGCACACAAACGATTAGTACGCTAACGGCTGGCGGCGGTGCCAATGGCTCGGCTGGCGCCATTGCTGGTCCTGGTTATGTTGGGGCTGGCGGCAGCGCATCTGGTGGTGGCCGTAATATCCCCGGCGCTGCTGGTGCAGGGAATTACCCTCGCGGATCAAGTTGGGCTGGCGCAGGTGCTGGCGGCTGGTCAGCTTGTGCCCCCGGCGGAAAAGGTGCTGGCTCCAGCACGCTTGGTGCGCAGTCCGGATTATCCGGTGGCTGCGATATAGAATGGTACGCATAAAATGAGATACATCCTGAAAGATGCCAATGGCATAGTTCTCAACATCATCGAGTATGATGGTGTTGCTCCATACACAATCCCATCGGGAGCATCATTAACTGCATCAGAAGATGCAGTGGCTATTGGTAAAACCGTAGAGCAATACGCCGCTGACATGGCGGCAGAAGCAGCGGCAGCACAAACAGTCGGTGCGACCGGCCCCAGCGGTAAGGTAGGGTCTAATGTCCTTGCTTAAAATCACAGCGTTGCCGTACGGCTTAGGTACTCTCTACGTGTATCCCAAAAAAGGTGACACGCTGGAAAAGCATGTCCACGACGAAAAAAGCGAGCACACGATCATCGTACAGCGCGGCCAGGTGAAAATCCGCGTATGGCAACCAGATGGCACGGTCATAGAGACCGAGCATGATGCTGACGGCGAGACCGGGTTCATAATAGACACTTTTGCGGGTTACCCCCACGAAATTGAGGCGGTAACCGACGGCGCGCGCACGATCCACCCCCCTAAAAATCGTTCGTAAACGCTTCGTTTAGGCTTTTCTGTTCATGTGGGCACCTGAATTAACTCAGGGGCTTTCGTATGAGTGGACGCCAGGTTACACCGGCTCCTGTTGAAGCACGCCCAGTTGTCGTTGTCGGTGGCCCTACGGGTCCGACCGGCGCCGGCCCAACTGGTCCGTCCGGCGGTCCTACGGGTTCAACCGGCCCGACTGGCTCTGTCGGCGCAACCGGCCCTTCGAGTGCTCCTACCGGCCCGACCGGCGCCCAAGGTTCAACCGGCCCATCAGGCGGCCCTACTGGCTCGATCGGTCTCACAGGACCGACCGGCGCGACTGGTTTGCGCGCCCCCACCGGCTCAACAGGCCCCACAGGTATTACTGGTCCTTCCGGACCGACCGGCCCGAACGGCGGCCCCACGGGTCCCACGGGCTTGACCGGCCCAACTGGTTTTGGCGGCGTGACCGGCCCGACCGGCTTGCAAGGTTCCACGGGTTTGACCGGTCCCACCGGGTCAACGGGCTTTACCGGCCCTCCGGGTAATATCGGCGTGGGTACGACAGGCCCGACCGGCGCGCAGGGTGTCACTGGTGACAGCGGCGGCCCGACCGGCCCGACTGGCGCTGGTGGCGGTGCTGGCCCGACCGGCCCCACAGGATTTGGTGCGACCGGCCCGACCGGCCATACCGGTGCGACCGGTGTTGGCTCAACGGGTCCGACTGGCACAGGGCCGACTGGCCCGACAGGTAGCACGGGTCCGAACGGCGGCCCCACAGGTCCGACCGGCGCGGCCGGCGGTGCAGGTTCAAACGGCTCAACCGGCCCCACGGGCGCGGGTTCTAACGGCGCGACGGGTCCTACGGGTCCGAACGGCGGCCCCACAGGTCCGACCGGTCCTGCTGGCACGAACGGCTCAAACGGCGCGACAGGCCCGACCGGCCTTGGTGGCGCGACAGGCCCGACGGGTCCGAGCCAAACGTCTTCAATTACGTTCGTCATCGACGGCGCGGGATCAGCGCTGTCTACAGGTCTGAAGGGGTATCTGAACGTCCCATTCGCCTGCACGATCAATAGCGTGACGCTTCTTGCCGACCAGACTGGATCGGTGGAAGTCGATATTTGGAAATGCGCCTACACGTCATTCGCACCGGGTACGCACCCTGTGATTGGCGACTCGATTACTGCGTCGGACACGCCCACGCTATCGAGCGCAACCCATTTGCAGGATACAACGCTGAGCGGCTGGACTACTTCTATCGCTGCGAATGACGTGCTGGCGTTTGACGTTATCAGCGCCGCTACGATCACGCGCGTCACCGTGTCGTTGAAGGTCACGCGCACATGAGCCTAGCCGTTGAGAACATCACCGGCGCGATCACTAACCCGTATGCCTCGTCGACAACGGTTTCGGTGTCTACGTCAGGTGCGAACCGCCTCGTTGTCCTTGCCATTGGCATTGGCAACGCGAGCGCGGCCGCGCCTACGGTATCGAGCATCACCGGCGCCAGCTTGACGTGGACTAAACGTAAGGCCGAAGCGTACTTCGAGACGACGCTGAACACTGCCGCGGACGTTGAGCTTTGGTATGCCTTCGCGCCGACGCAACTAACGTCGTCCACGATCACGATCAACTTCTCTGGGTCTGTCGCATATCTTGCGGTTAGCTCGCTGGCGGTTTCTGGTGCAAATTCTAGCACCCCGTGGGACGTGAATGGCTCTCTCCCCGCCGGATCGACCAATGCCACGTTCGGTTCTTCGACTACCCCCTCGGAGACGATATCTACTACGGCGCTCAATACGATAATCTTTGGGTTCTACGGGTCGTATCTCTCTGCCCAAGCGCCGGGCACTATAAGCGGGTTCACCGTGGCCGAGAGCCTAGGGTTCTCGGGCACTAACGGTATCAACACGAGCTTGCAGTATAAAATCGTGAGTTCGCAGGAGAGCAGCGCTGCGATCGCCTGCCCGAACTCGGTCTACACATGGGGGTTCATCGTCGACGCCGCGCAGCAGGCATCGGCTGTTGGTCTCAGCCAAGGGATAATCATCGGGTGATATCATGTTGCTAGGACGCCGAGCACACACTGTTGGGAACCGCGTGCAGTACTTCGTGGACTACACGGAGCGCTTGCGCGCCGGCATCGCCGTCGAGTCAGCGACTGTTACCGCGACGGTAAACGATGTGACGATCGACACGATCGTTATCACCGAGGGTCGGAAGCTGTCTTTCTTCATGGCAGGCGGCTCCCTTAACGAAATGTTTACCCTCAACATAGTAGCAACGTGGTCAGACACGGAATTGTTCAACGACACGATGCTGTTCAAGATCGTGGCCCCCTGACCCGGAGAGACCCATGTTTACCCCCCTTGAGATCACTTTTACCGCTGTCTTTATCGCTTTCGTTGCCGGCATCTTGCTGAGCACCGAGGTGAAAGACTGGCTGCGCGGCGTCCCGAGCGACGTGCGCAAGAGCATCGGTGACGTTGAAACGAACGTCATGGCCAAGGTCACGGCGGCGCGCGCCGCGGTACTTTTGGACCTGAAGGCTGCTGTGCCCGCGCCGGCCAAGGCTGCTGCTGCCCCGGTAGTGTTCCCTGTGAACCCGCTCCCGGCCGCTGCCGCAACTGGTCCCACTGGAGCATGAAAGATGCTCAATATCGGAGACGATTGGCGCGACTTGTTGAAGTACGCGTGGAGCGTTCGCCTTCTAATTGGCGCCGCCGTTCTCTCTGGTCTTGAGGTAGCTCTCCCGGTAATCGGGCCGTATCTGCCAATCACGCCACTCGAACTTGCGAGCTTGTTGTTCGTAGTGGTCTTCGCTGCGCTTATCGCGCGTTTCGTCACTCAGAAGAAGTTTGACGTGTCATGAACCGGGCATCGCGTGCATCGGCTGGAGTTTTAGCTGCCGCGGCGGCCATGATCATGCCATTCGAGGGGCTGGACACGCACGCGTACAAGGACGTAGTCGGCGTCGTTACGATCTGCTACGGCGAGACGAACGCAGATAGCCCTGTGAAAATGGGCGACGTTGACACACCGGCCGGCTGCAAAGTCCGGCTTGAAAAGGCCCTCGTCAAGTACGATGACGGGCTCACTGCGTGCCTCAACCGCGATCTACCCGACGGCGTGCACGTCGTGTTTATCTCGACGACTTATAACATTGGCGTCGGCGGCTTCTGTCGATCGTCTATGGCTAAGTTCTCGAACGAAGGTAACTGGACCGCCGCGTGTGACGCGCTACGGCTCTATAATCGGGCAGGTGGTCGCGTGATCAAGGGGCTCGATACGCGCCGTCGCGCTGAGCAGGCGTCATGCTTGAAGGGGATCAACGGGCCGCCGATTGCAATCAAAATAGCTGACCTCGGCCCTCCTTCGCCGGACGTGACGCCGCCGCCAGAACTGGTAATCAAGAAAGCTGCGCCCGCTGAAAAAGTTACCCCCCATGCAGGGTACTGGACGCTGTTCTCGAATTTTATGAACGGGAAATAACATGATCGCGCTCCACGTTTTCTTTGCCGGGCTTTGGGGTTTGGTGTGGCATTTTGGCACCGGTTTTGGGCTTGCCATCCTGCTGTTCGCCGCGGGCTGGTTCACTACAGCTATCCCTGTGATCGGGCCGTTCTTGACCGGGATGCGGAAAGACCTGTGGTGGGCGGCCGTTGCCGTTGCCATTGCCACGTTCATGATGGGTGTCGGCGTCAAGCTCCAGCTTAATCGGGATCACGCCCAGTCGGCTGTCGTAAACACAACGGTTAACAACGCGACCGAAAGTGTCAACACGCCTGCATCCGTAGCCAAGCCCGACCCCTGGGACCGTAAGGACTATTGAGCCATGAAGTACCTAGCACCACTGCTCATAATTCTGTCGCTGGTATCTGGCTGTGCCACATTTCAGCCGAGACCCCCGCAGATTTCGTTAATATGTAAGGCTTTAGTGGGGCCGCTCAAATACAACACGTACGACCCCAAGAGCAAGCGCTTCGCTGCCGCTCTGCTGGCGTTGGACCTGAAAAAGCGTAACCAGATAGGGCAGGCGTTACACTGCCCTCTGTTCCGCACGGGCTTGCTTTAATGAAGCGTAAACGTCCTCATGCCAATCTCCAGGCCGCGATGGACGCCAACGCCAAACGTCCCCGTATTTTGTACTCCCAGGGCCGTGCCGAGCGCGCGGACCATGGAGCGCGAAGAGCCGCCATTGGCGGTAGTTTTGATGCCTCGACACCCGTAGTCTCACAAGGAGTTGACAATGCCGACGGACCAAGCACCCCAGGATCAGATAGCGGAAGCGTCAAGCCCGGCCGCTGAAACACCGGCGCCGAAGCGCGCCAAGGCTAAAGCTGCGCCGCTGTCCGATGTAAAGCCGGTCGCTGCGCAAGAAGCCACGGCTGAAGCCACGGCTGAAGTGCGTAACGACAAGCAGATCAAGATCGACGACTTTGTGGCAAAGATGACCGAGCACCGCAACCGGCCGCCCGTCGTGCACAAACCGGCGCCGCTCAATGATCGCCAGAAGTCGACGATCCAACTTGAACAAGAGGCTGGGCGCAAGCGCGCGCAGTTCTACGCTGATCAGCAGAAGAACCGGCCGCCCATGAAGCGAGACGAAACCTCGGGTAGCTCTACCCCTGTCTTCCGTCCCGTCGACGGCGCCGGCTCCAATGATCAGTCTAACATCGCGGGGCGTTCCCGTATCTCGTAAGGTCTCAGTCCCATGCCGGGCATTAAGCTCGATCAATATGGCGGAATGTTGCCGGCATGGGATGACCATCTTCTGCCAGCGGGGCAGGCTGCGAACTCCGTAAACGGGTATCTGTTCTCAGGTGCCCTCAACGGATGGCGCACGCCGAAGCTCCTGCGCACGCTTTTGAACAGCGCTGCCAAGTACGTCTATCGCGTACCCACAGTCACGCAGGCCGCCGCGAGCGACACGCTGACGGTCCTCGGTGTCCCCCATGAAGGTGACACGGTGACACTCGGGGAGATGACGTACAAGTTTACCGCGACGGTAACGAACGCGTTCGACGTGCTCATTGGCGCTACGGCTGCAATAAGCGCTCAAAATCTGCTTGACGCACTCACGGCGGACAACGGGCTCTCTACCAATGCCGGCGTCTTGTATGGCACCGATACCAGCGCGAACACAGCGCTCGATCTGTCGGGCGCCCTCAAAAATCCTACGACGTTTGCACCTAACACCATCAATGGCGCGGTTATCTACGTCCAGGCCGCAGACTATGGCGAGGCGTATAATACGCTGGCTGTCGCTGAGTCGACTAGCGGCGCGCGCTTTAGCTGGGCCACTCCCTATTTTACGGGAGGCATAAACCCGAATTTCGATAGCTCGATCACCGGTGCCGCGACGTGGCTGGAGTTCGCGGACCCGGACACGAACGTGTTGCGCTCGCCAGTCGTCGATGACCAATACGACCGCTACTATTTTGCCAGTCCGTCGCTGCCGCCACAGTACAACACGCACGCGCGTATTAGCGCCGGACAGGCGCCGTGGCTATTGGGCGTGCCCGCGCCGGGTTGCGAACCTATGGTGTCCGTCACCGGTGGCGGCGACAGCGCGCAGCTAGGCTTCCCTAATTCAATCTCGACAAATAGCGCTACGCCAGGTGGCAACATGCTGATCCTGACGCCGGTTACGCCCACCGGCGCTATGACGCTCAACGAAGTCTCGCTCATGCCGCTGGCCCTCAGCACTACGGCCAACTTCGCCGCGGTCGTATACGATGACAATAACGGGACGCCAGGGCAGCTTCTAAACACCGGCGCTATCGTGACTGGATGCCAGATCAGCGTTGCGCTGTCGTCACAGTTCGTCAATCCAACTGGGCTCCTGATGGACACCCAGTACTGGATTGGCTTCCTCATGGATACGGCGATCCCGATTGCGCTGGCTGACGATAACGCGAACGCGGGTAACGGCGCGCAGGCTGCGACTTGGACGAACGGTCCTCCCGGCGAAGCGCCTGCGATGGCCGGTGGCCAGCCCGATTGGCAGATGTGGGGTGACCTCACGACTTCGTCGGTGATCGAGGCGCGCGCGTATGTTTACACCTGGATCACGGAATATGGCGAAGAGGGTCCGCCCAGCCCGCCCACGCTTGTAAACGGCTGGGACAACGGCACATGGACGGTGGACACGTTCGGTCCGCCGCCTGATGACATGGGCGTTGCGCGCAACCTCAAGACGATCCGCCTCTACCGGACTGTCAGCGGCGCCACAGGCCAGACTGTGTTCTTCTGGGTGTGCGATATTGATATCGCCACCGGGGCTGTCACGCTGTCGAACAACAATACGGTGTCCGTCACTGGGGGTACGAACGGCACGGTTGTGGCCGGCTCCCCGGCCGGTCAGGTGATCGACACGCTCTCAGATGTAGTGGTCGCCTTCAACTTGCAGATGCCCAGCACCCTGTGGTTCCCGCCGCCGGAAGGGCTCCTCGGGATTGTCGCGATGCCTAATGGCATGACCGTCGGCTTCAAAGGTAACGAGGTCTGGTTCAGCGAGCCGTATTTCCCGCACGCGTGGCCGCCGTCTTATGTTGTTACGACTGAGTTCCCGATCGTGGGACTTGGCGTGACGGGACAAACGCTTGTCGTCTGCACATCGGGCACGCCCTACACGTTGACCGGCGTTAACCCGGCCAACATGGCGCTCTCAAAGTCGGCCCTAAAAGAGCCGTGCAGTTCGCGCGGGTCGATCCTAGGTGGCGACACCGGCGTGTATTACACGAGCCTGAACGGCTTGATATTGGTCACGTCTTTCGGCCAGGCGACGAACACAACTGAGTTGTGGATCACCCGCGAGAACTGGGCGAAGCTCACGCCGCCTATGTCTACGCGCGCCATTCTTTTGGCGTCGTCCTACTTTGCATATGGGTCTGTCACCAATGGCGTCGACACCTATGCGCAGCAAGGGTTCACGATTGAACTCAACCCGTCCGACGCGCAGAGCTTTTCGATCTGGCCACAGCCAGGCGGCCACCGCCTCGGGTTCAACTCGTTGGGCTCGCCCAATGGCTTTGACATTCAGAATGTGCTCACCGACCCGTGGACAGGCATCGGCCTGCTCGTGCAGAACGGGGGTGTGTACTACTTTGACTTCACTGACGAGGCTCCGCTCATTCAGCCTTATACGTGGCGCTCAAAAATATATCAGCAGAAGGCGAAGGCGAACTTGTCGGCTATGCGGGTGTTCTTCACTGTGCCGCCAAACACACCCACACAGTCTGCGAAGCGCCAGGAGCTTGAGACGGACGACCCTGCGTGGAACACCCTCGCAACGGGTCAGTACGGAATTGTCCGCGTGTTCGCGGATGGCAATCTCGTGACGGTTCGCGAACTCCGCAAGTCTGGCGAACTCCTGCGCATCATTTCGGGCTACAAAGTCGAGCAGTGGCAGTTCGAGCTTAATGCGCGCGTGCTCATTTCCAATATGCAGGTTGCGCCGACGGTGCACGAGCTAGGAGATGTGTAATGGCCAACGCACCAATTTGCTACGTGAAGCCGCTCACGCCTGCTGCGTCGGCGCCGAACATCAAGCTGACCGGAGTGATCCCGCCAACGCCGACTATCGCTGGCCTGATGGCGTCCGTCGCTGCGCTCAATAACATCGTGTCCCTGACTTCTGGGCTCCTTGCCAAAAGCGGCGGAGTCAATGTTGCTGGCGGCAGCGGAAAGACCGTCGGCCGGTGGGTGGAGCTTCCCGGCAGTCGCGTTACCGCGACGGTAAGGATTTACAATCCAAGCGACAAGACGCAGTACATTGACGTGCTTCGCATCAACCAGCTTACGATGGGGGACTCGATCACCGGCGAAAAGTGGATATGGAACCGTGCTGCAACCGGGGACCCCTCGGGACAGTAACCTATGGTCGATTACGCAGAAGACTTTCTTGAACAGATAACGGCTGTGCACTGGCGCTCGGGCGTAAACCCGACCGGGCCGGCCCAGAACAAAATCTATGTGAAGAGCGCCAATCTACCTGGGCCAGGGGCATTTCCGGCATATTGGGTTCCGATAAGCGCCGCCGAGTATAGCACCCTAGTTTCGTCTGGGTCGCCCAATCTCGGTAGCATCTTCAGCGGCGTGAAGTATTCTGATTGCATCAGCGCGATCACATACGTAGCGACATTTGACGGCGGAATAGTGCTCGAAGGGTATGCCGGCCCGTATATGACTGCGCTGAACGGCTTTGACACTGGCGTTCCAGGGCCGCTTCCTGCCGGTGGAAAAGTCACTGATCCCAGCTATTCGTACTATGCGCCGGTGGGGTCAAACCCCACGGAGCAGATTATCTCGTATTCTAGCTCGTCCCAGCCCTACCCGGAATTGACGACGAACGTGCCTGATCCGGCTACCGGGCTGATAACTCAGACCGTTATTGGCCCATACGAGGGTAATCACGATCTTCTGTCCCCCCTTAACGTGTTCAACATCTTCACCTTCAGCATAGAGCACCTGCCGGCGGTCGCGTATATGACCTACAATAAGGCGTTTTAAGCGTCTGTTTACCCTTTTTGCGTAATGGTTTAGGACCAGTACAGGGGCCGTAATATGTCTGAAAGTAGCAGCAGCGGGGCATCCGGCTCTAGTTCATTTATTCCGGACTACTCCCAAGCTGGCCTTCTAACCCAAATTGCACAGTATGCGAACCAGCTTGCCCAACAGCAGGCGTCGTGGGCGCAGCAGACGTACGCCACTACCTCAGCCATCACCGACCAAAATATCGCCCAGTACCTCACCGCGGCCGATGCCGCTGGTGGTTTGGCGATCAATAACATCGACCGCTATGAGAACATCTTCCAGCCGGAAGAGAACCAGCTTGTTGCGGACGCGGACAGCTATAACAGCAGCCCGCGCATCGCGCAGAACATGGGCGCCGCGGAGAGCGATGCCGCGCAGGCCGCCAACGGCAACCGCCTTAGCGCTGAGGATAACCTTCGCTCGTTCGGCGTCGACCCGTCCTCGGGCCGGTATGCCGACCTCGAAGAAGCCCAACGGTCCCAGGCCGCCGCGACGGAAGCCGGCGCCGGTAACCAGGCTGAGGAGAACACCGAAAACGTCGGCCGCCAGCTTCGCGAACAGGCGATCCAGGTGGGCCAACAGTATCCGGGGCAGGCCGTCAACGCGCTGAACAGCGAGCTTCAAGGCGTGGCCGGTGCCGAGGGCGCCGCGCTGGGGAACGCCAATACGGGCGTTGCTCTAACAACTTCGCCCAATCAGTTCCTGCAAACGGCGTCTTCGCTCAAGTATCCTCCTCTTGGGACCGCGAGCGGAAGCAGCCAGCGTTCGCAGAGCCAGGGCAACCCGAACCAGGGTCAGGGTCAGCGCAGCAGCCAGCAGGGCAGCGGGAACGACCCCACGAACCCGGGCATCCCTGGGTATGACTATTTGATAAACAACAAAAGCCCGATGCCCCAGGGGGGTAATCACCCGCCTGATGGGCCGCAGAACACGCCTGATGGGCCGCAGAACACGCCGGGGGCGATCGACCCTATGAGCCCGTTTGATAACGTGAACACAGGGTGGGAGAACTATGGGGCGCCGGCCGGCGCTTCTACGTTTTCTAACCCGTCTGACTCTGGTTCGTCCGGTAACCCCGCGAACGCATACAACTATGGTGGAGTAGACAATGGCTTTGACGCAAACAACCCGACGCCGGGTTACGATCCGTTCCAGTTTGGCGGCTCCAATTCAGCAGGACAATCGGGCGCCCCGTGGGCGGATAATTCAGTGGGCGGGGTCGGCGGGTTCGGTGACCCCTATGCCGGCGCAGGTGGGGGTGGCACATACACGCCCCCCGACACGAGCGGATCGACGTATTCCGCGCCGGACACGAGCAATTACGGCGATGACACGACTGGTGGATCGAGCTATGACCCGACTTCGGGCGGCGATGGTTCTGACAGTGATTATGCTGCTGGTGGCGCGATCCCTATGGGAGGTCCGTCGGCTGCTCCGACAACCGGCGGCGGCATACCATTCTCGGCCAGTCCCAGCCAGGGTGCGCAAACCGACGATATCAAAGCGAACGTGAACGCGGGCGAGTTCATCATCCCGCGCGACGTTGCCATGTGGAAGGGCCAGGAGTTCTTCCAGAAGCTCATTGCGCAGTCGCGCAAGGCGCGGGTCACTGCCCCGGCAAAGGGTAAGCCTGCAACGCCGGGACAGAACGCTGGTCAACCGACTACGTTCGCATCGCGCCCGGCGCCGCGTCCCGCCATGCGCCCAACTCAACCGATGCAGCGCCCGCAACGTCAGGCGATGGGGTAACAAATGTCTCTCTCAACTATGCCAGGTACTCAGCCTATGGGTTACGCAGCCGGCGGAGCCATCAACATTGGCGCTGATCCTTCGCAAGGTCAGGGTCAGCCTGATATCAACGGCGCGCTCGATATCGTCGACGCGGCGATGGACTACGGCCGCAAGCTGAATGGCTTGGGCGGTGCTGGCTCTTCGGATGACAGCGCGCAAGCTCCCGCGCAACAGGGCGCTATATCTTTTGACGAAGGCGGCGCGGTCGACGAAGACCCTGCTGCTGCCGCATATCAAGCTGGCCCTGCTGCGCAGTTTGCGCCCGGTGCAAGCGGCGCGCCTGATAGCGAACCCGCAGCGGACGCATACCAGGCCAACTCGCCTGACAACTCGATCTTTACCGGTGATACGCCGCAAGGACGTGGAGCGATCAGCCAGGGCGCGATTAACGATATCGCTGCCGCGCCGGGCAAAGTCGCTGGCGCGCTCACAACTGATAACCCGCCGGTGCAAGCGGCCGTGGGAGCGGTCCAGGGCGCGGGCGCCAAGATCATGCGCTACCTCCAGGGCGCCGATGCGGCTCCCCCGCAGGCCGTGCAGCAGATCGAGCAGCAAGTCGACCCGCAGGGGCAGATGGACGAGGGTACGCGCAAACTCCTGACCGTGCAGGCGGCGGCCGGCGGCGAGGATGGCCAGGGCGACCCGTCGAAAGCATGGGGCATCGTGCAGCACTATCGCCAAAAATATGACGCATGGAAGGCGGTCGCCGGCGCAGCGCTCAACGGGGCCAATGGGAAACCACCGAACCTCGCAGCGTCGACGCAGTACGCGACCAAGGCGTACTCGAACATGCTCGATGGCACGAGCATCGTGTTCCAGCCCGGCGTTGACGGCAAGTCCGTTACCGCGGCGGTAACCACGCCCGGCGCCCAAACAAAACAGGTTCAGATGCCTGTGCAGGCGTACAATAAATTCGTCAACGGGCCTGATGGCCAGTATGACAACGTGTACGAAAAGAGCGGCCCGGCTGTAATCGCGTCCCTCACCAAGGGGCTGGACCAAATTCAACCAGCCGACGCCAAGTTCGGCGCGGGCCGTGCGCCAGGTTATACTGATCAAGCGCCTGACTCCGCTGGGAGTTCGCGCGTGAGCGCGGCTGACGATCAGAACGATATCAACGACGATGCAGCGATGGCAAAGCGCGGTAGCCACTCCGTCGTGCCTAAGTCTACTTTGCCGGCTGACTTGGTTGCCCAGGGCAACGAAATGTTCCCCGGCACCGATGCGCAGCCACAGCGCAACAAGTGGATACAGGACACGATGAAAGAGCGCGCGGACCAAGGTAACAAGGTGACAGTCGCCAAAACCCAGGGCGAGAACGCCGCGAAGGCGTGGAGTATTCGCGGTAATACCGCGGAGAACGTCGCAGCGATGAACGCAAGCTCGCGTGAAGCATCGTCGGCTAACCGTGCCAAGGGGCTTGTCGACGCGGAGAGCCTTCGTCGAGACGGCGTGATCCAGGCCGCCAAGATGGGCCTCATGGGTAAACAGTTCCAGGCCGCTGCCGGTGCGTTGGACCGGGAAATTACCAATATGCCCCTTACCGGTGGTCAGTTGACACCGCAGGCAACCAAGGTGCTGAACGCTATGTACGCCGCTGTGCCTCAAAATGGACAGCAACCGCAAGCTCCGCAGGATCAAGCTCCTCAGGTCCAGGCCCCGCAGGCGCCTGCACCAGGACAGACTCAACCTTCCGCTGGGGGTAAGCGCCCCCCGCCGGGATACGTGAAAGTAGCGCAGTAAGGCGATAAGTCGTGGCCGACACTGACGACGACGTTATGACCGACGCAGAGGCACGCGCGGCAGGGTACGCCCCTGCTGACGAGGCTAGTAGCCCTGCGTCTGCGCCCCAATCTGACGCCCCCTGCTGCTTCCGATGTAATGACCGATGAAGAGGCACGCGCGGCAGGGTACGCCCCTGCGCACGAGGTCGATCCCGGCGTAATGACGCCAGAGGAAGCCAAGGCCGCGGGGTATGCTCCCGCTGAAGATAAACCCCAAGCTGAAGGCCCGATCGGGAGCGTCGTGCGCCACGTTGCCGACGAAGCGCTTCCTTTTGCAGCGTCTCTCCCTGCGATGGGTCCCGGTTTTGCAGCCGGCGCCGCCGCCGGTGCCCCATTGGCGCCGTTCACCGGCGGTCTTTCGATACCTGTTGGCGGGTTCATCGGTGCTGGTGTTGCTGGCGCAGGTGCTGGCTGGATCGCTGGCAAAGCACAGGACCTTATCAAGCGCGCCCTCGGACTGGACGACACTGCTCAGAACCAGGCGAACGACGCTGCCAACCCGAACGCTGCACTCGTTGCACAGGGTATCGAAAGCGTTGCTGCGTTCAAGTCTGGCAAATTGGCAGGGAGCCTCGCATCACGCTTGCTCACTGGCGGCGGCATGGCGGGCTTTGACGTTGGGCAGCAAGAACTCACTAAGGGCAGCGACCAGCCAATCGACTGGAAACAGGCCGCGGTGTCTGGCGTCCTTGGCGCCGTGTTCAACGAACCTCGCTCGGGGACTGCGCGCCTTATGCCGGGTCACGCTGGCCCGAACACACCCGGTCGCCCTGACCAAGATGCACCTAATAAAGAAGCTGACGCGGCCGCGGTTGACCAGGACGACGTGACGACGACTGCCCCAGGTATCGCGGCGGATAACCCGCCGGTCAACGCTGAGTACCCGCCGGACACGGTGGGCAATGAGCAAAGCGCACCGCAGCGCTCGGAGCGTGAATACCCTAAGGGTATCGACATGAGTGGCGGCGAGCCGAACGGCGCGATCACGCCTATCGAGAACGGCGTGGCGCCGGCGGAGAAACTCGCCCTCTCAGGTGAGTCCCTCCCTCTCGACACTGGGATCGCACCCAAAGAGAATAAGGGTATCACGCTCGATCCTGACGCGTACCACGAGCCCAAGAGCGAAGCCGACTATGGCGATGCCGCTATTGGCGAGGACGACACGCTCCCTGCTAACGCGCAGCCCGATGCCTACGAGGCTGGACCGCACGACGAAGCCGCAGGGCATGATATATCTGACGAAGAACTGCCCGGTCACTTGGCCGAGCGTGGTCTCGATCATGATCGCCTACAGGCGATGGCAGACGCGCGCCAACCGCAGATGGTGCAGCGGGCAAATGGTACTACGGCGCTCGATATGGGCGGCGAACGGACCGGTACGGGTCCCCAGCCAAAAGTTGTTACCGAAGCCATATCGCATATGCGCGAGATCGGCGCCAACGAAGTTGCTGACGCCCTCGAGAAGGCTCCCCCTGCGAAACAGGCGGTGCTCGCAGCGCAGTATCTTGCGGCGAAGACTGGCCGCACGGGCCAGTCAGAACGTACAACGGTTCGCGTGCCGTCGAAGGCGCCGGTTGTGGACGGTCTCAACGTCACTGGCCGCAGCAAAGCCGACATTGCCCGTAAGCAGGGCGCGTACACGGCTGTGAAGTCTGCGTTCGAGAAGTTCCCGCCGCCGGCCTCAAACTTGCCGCCGGGTCCGCCGTCGTCTGAGTATGTGGCTGCGCTGCGTGACCGCCTCCAGGGCGCGCTTGACCATGCCAAGGAAGCCAACGGTGGCAAGGACCCATTGGGTAAGCTGAAAGACGGCGGCTACCAGCCCGCAAAGAAAGACGCTGCGTACGCTTGGTTGAAGGCGGCGAAGAAGCTCGTCGGTGGCCGTATGACCACCAATGATATCGCCAAGTTCACGGCAGACGAGTTGCAGCTACGGTCCGGCAAAGCAGAGGACGTGGAGAATGTCAACCAGACCCGACGGATCAAAGCCGACAGCGAACTCCGACGCGCGCCTACGGTTGAGCAAGCCGAAGCAACGCGCGCTCAAGACTTTCCTGGAGAGACGCCGCACGAGGACGCGGAAGCCACGACCACGCCCGAACCGATTACGGACGCATCCCAGATCAAAGAGCCCACCGGCAAGACGCTAGACCTGACGAAGCCGGACACGTATGTGGACCCGGCGTCGATCACTGGCAACTTCAAGAACATCGAAGCCGAGCGGTTGCGCTTGCAGGCCGAAAAGACCGCGCGCTTGAAGGCGCTCAAAGAAGCAGCGCAAGCTGAGAAGAGCGAGAGCCCTGCCAAGAAATTCGCCAGTGACGAGAGCGGCGCGCTCGACCTACAGAAGGTGAAAGACGCCGCTAAACGCGCGAATGATAAAATCAACGAAATCCGTACGCCCTCGAAAGAAGAGATCGCGGAAATGGAGAAGCCCGGCTCGTTCCGGGCTAAAAATGCAGCGTCCCCCGCGGAAGAATACTCGCGCTCGATCGATGATGACCTGTTCAAGAACACAAAGAAGAACGAGCAGAACAAGGTCGATAATGGCAAGGTAGCCGACGAGGCGCGTGCCGACCCGAACTATACCGATGCCGACCGCAAACAGGCGTACAAGGCCCAAGAAGGTGGCGCGCTGCAACATTTGCCAGCGAAACTCAAGGCTGCGTACGACAAGTACACGCAGCCAATCCTCGACAAGAACACGGTTATTCGTGATGCCATTAAAAAGTTGGCGGGCAAGAACTTCGTTGGCCCTGACGTGGTGAACCACGTACGTCGTGTCTTGGATAACGGCGCGTCTGAGCTAGACCCGAACGCGAGCGCGAACCAAACCGCGGACCCGACCCAAAACCGGGACCTCGCAACGCGCCGGCGTGGCACCTTGAAAGACCGTGCGTTTTACGCGCTTGAGCGTGTGAAGGACGGCCAGCGTACCATTATGTCGCCTAACTCTAAAGGGTTTACGCAATGGCAGAACCGCGTAGGCAAGCAAGTGACCGATCCGGGCTTTGAGTATAAGGACGGTAAGCAGGTGAAAATCGGCAACGACACGTACAAGATGACCGAGGCACTCACCGACGAGATCGAGAAGCACGCCATGCTCAATGGCAAGCCTGTCAAGTATTTGCAGGACGCGCACCTTAGCGCTGTCGCGGCGAACCAAGAGTTGACCGAGGTGTACAACTCTTTGAAGTACGTCGACGATCTGAAGGCTAAAGCGAACACGCCGGGGACGGTGGAGAACAAGTACATGACCACCGACAAAAAGCGGGCGGAGGATGAAGGCTTTGAGAAGACCGAGATGGACACCTTTAACCGGCCGGGCTCGCAGTGGTATATGGCCCCCGAGTTGAAGGAGGTCTTCGACGACTACAACAAGCCTGGCCTCAGCGAGAACGGCTGGGACAGCGCACGTAAGCTGTCGCAGAACGTCACGAAGACTCTATTCTGGTTGCCGGTGAAACACATTCTCAACGTCGGCGCCCACTGGACTATCCATCGCGGCGCTGGGTGGGTGACACCAGAAGGCTGGAAGCAGTTGGCGAAGACTGCTCCTGTGGCAATTCGCGATGTGATCAACCAAGGCCCGATCCAGAAAGAAATGCGCGAAGTCGGCGCTGCCAATATCTATGGCGGCGTGGCCACGCAAGATTTTGTGAACAACATCGCCCGCAAGCTGGGGCATGAAATCCAGAGCAATGCCGGGCAGTACAAATTTATCGCGGACCACCTTGGGGTCGGCCTTGGAGAGATCGCGGCAAAAATTTACGACGTGTCGAAGCACACCATGTGGGCCGTCAACGACATGCTGAACACCCAGGCGTACCTGGAAGCCAAGGCGCGCGGGTTTACGCCAAAGGCAGCAGCGAACTACATCGCCAAGGACATTCCCACATATCGTATGCCAACTCGCTTGGCCGGCTCCCGTATGCTGTCAAAAGTCTATTCCGATCCACTGGGGTTCTCGTTCAGCCGGTATCATAACGGCGTCATCAACGCGATGGCTAACACGATTAAAGACGCACGATCGGGCACGAAGAGCCAGCGCGTCGACGCAGCAGCGCGCATGATCCTTCTGGGTGCCATCGCGTACTTTGTGTACCCGCAACTCGATAAGGCGGCGAAATACATCACAGGCAACAACTTCGCCTCAATAGCGCGCAGCGGCCCGTGGGCTGTCACGTCTACACTGGCTGACACGCGCGAAGGTCGCGCCGACCCGACACAGGCATTTCGCAATATCGCGAGCGTCTCGCCGTTGCTGTCGGCGGCCAAAGAGCTATACGACAATCGAGACTTTGCCGGCCGAACAATTATGTCGCCCGGCGACGTATCCGCCGCGATGCACGGTAGCGTTACAGCAGCGGGGCGGGTGGGTGTTCAGGCAGGTGAGCACGCAGTCCGCGGGCTGGTGAGCCCGTTCAACACTGGCGAGAACGCCGGCGCCAAGGGGCTGGGTTTGGCCAGTGGCATCCGCGACGAGGCCCTGGCTATCAAGAACCCGAGCCCTGCGTCTAGTAAGTTCCAGATTGAGGCCCAGAAGAAGGCCAATCAGGAGGCCATCAACCGGTTCAAGAAACCGCGGGGCTCGCTTGAACGTGCCTATGACTACTATACGAGCCCCCTTTAACGGATTTTTAGGGGGTCCCTGCTTACCGTGGCGGTAACCAAACGCCACCGCACGGAGACTGTCATGGCTTACTCGAAGGGCTCCAAGCCCCAGAACGCGTCGTACGCCAAGGGCGGCGGTGTAACCTCCCGCGCCAAGGACTTCATGAAGGACGCCCCTGAGGCGTTCCGCAGTGCTGGTGTGCCCAACCCGAACTACGCCACAGGCAAGAAGCCTAAGGGCGAGGACAAATCCGAGAAAGCCATAGTCCCGCGCAGCTAAGGAATACTCCCGTGCGCGACTATGACAAACGCGATCCATCCAGCCATCGGACGCTGGCCCAAATTCATCAAATGGATAAGGGCTACAACGTCCAGCATCAGGACGCTATCGTAGAGCGCCACCTTGCGCGCCGCACCCTCATGCGCGAGGGCAAAGTGCATAAAGGCGACCATCGCGATGTAGACCATAAGCATATGCTGAAAGACGGCGGTAGTAACAGTCCGAAAAACTGGCGCGTTATTTCAGAGCACAAAAATCGGGGCTGGAACAAAAAATGACCACCATAGCATACAGGTCGGGGGTGCTCGCCGGTGACGGCCGCGAGACAGCCATTGCTGAAGACGAGAGCCCGATGGTTCTCAACGACCGATGCCGCAAGGTGTTCAAACTCCCCGACGGGCAACTGTTTGGCGCGTCGAAGGGCTCTGAAGATGGGACGCGATTGTATGAGGCCCTGACCAAGAAACTTCCGCCGCCCAAGTTGGAGTGCGTGAACGCGCTGCGCATCGACCTCAAGGGGCGCATCTGGCTCTACGAAGGTAACATCTGGCAGCGGATCACGATCCCGTACTACGCGATCGGCTCTGGCAGTATCTTCGCTATGGCCGCTATGGACGCCGGCGCCTCTGCCATCGAGGCAGCGAAGATCGGCGCCAAGCGTGACGTGTACTCGGGTGGAAAAGTCACCTTCGTCCGCCTAGCGAAGCTACCCAAAAAATAATTACAGAAGTGTGCTGTTTTATACAGTCAGGCGTTATGTCTCTTAGTAGACATACTGCGCCGGGTTCCCCGGTAGTGGGGTAGCAAAAATGATCTCCCAGTTCGGACAGGTTCTATGCCTGCGTTGCAACAAGCATATGCGCATATCCGTGGTCGAGGCCGACCACGAACTCACGAAGTACGTCTTCGAGTGCTTAGGGTGTGGGAGCGTGCGTCACTTGACAGGGCTAAGCCGGGTCGAGGCTGTCACGTACAAGAACGTCTGTAAGGACAAAGACCGCGCCAATTCCGCCACCGGGTAGCCTTATACCCTGCTCGGTGCGTATGTAGGTCTCGCCTTTGTGCCTGATGGCAAATGTTGTCTCAGGCACAGAGGCGGCCCCTACACGCTTGTCGCACTCACCCAGCAGTACAGCTTTACGAATTGGCACGCGCGTTGCTCCCTTGTAGTGTCTGAAGAAAGGCCTCGGTTGATTGTATGGCGTGCACGATAAGCTCACGCGATGGCAATCGTGAATTATCGTGCCGCCCTGAGTCGAACTCGGCCAACAGCCGGGTTAAGTTAACGAGGTTCTCCTCGGCTTCTTTTATAGACGCTAGATGCCAAGGCTCGTAGTAGTCGTCTTTAGGGAGCAGGCTCATGTGCGGCTCCGGACGAGGTTCAGGTCAGCCGCCGCTTGCGCCGCAGCAGCGTTGATGCTCGTTGGCTCACTCGGTGTGCTGGCCGGGAAGGGTGTCACGATGCCCGTTTCCTCGGCCGGCGGTAGCGCTTCCAACCCAGCACGCGCCTCCGGGTCATACGCGAAGAGTTGCTGCTCATATGACGAGCCCGCCGGGATCGGGATCACCCACAGGTACTCCGGTCCTTTTGACCATTGCGTACCTGAACCCAACGTCTGCCGGGCAACGGTAGCGTTCATATGGTTTTCCAAGCCGCGCATGATCGGACCCGCGGGTATCTTGTTGGTTTCCAAGAAATCCGCGAACGCCCGACGCGAGAAGCGCAGCGTCCGGTCACTGACAGCCCAGTGTACTTCGATCGCACGGACGAGCCCTGTGAGCGCAGGCTGGTAGATGATCGTAGCCTTTTGCGGTCGGCCGACGCCGAGCGGGAAGATATCTGTATACAGGTGCTGGCCCGCGTAGTGCTTCAAGAACTTGGTGACCACGTCCTCGGTGTTCACCGTCGAACCGCCGATCACGCCCGCCTGTGCCACCTTTTTACGGTTCTCCATGTACTGTTGAACCAGATACGTTTGGAGGCCAGCCAGATCGATCTCACACCCAAGGGCGTTGGCGTTCTCCGCACCAGCCATCAAGGTGCCACAGACGACAACCCAGTAGCGTTCAGACTGGCGCTGATGTACCGCGGCCGAAAACCGCTTCACCCACGCCTGTGTGCGAGTATCAGCGCCCTCCGGGTCCATCGCCAGCATCTTGGCGTAGCGTAGGCCGATGTTGCCATAGTTGCTCTCAAGGCTCTGGATGATGCGGGAGCCATCCATCGTGTCGCCAACGACTTCGTTATCGATCTTCGGCACGAAGAACTCGAAGATACGATTGGCGCCGGCGTCCGTGGTCTTCTGTTGCGCGAGCACCGCTTCCACGATGCTGTTGTTCGAGCAGACAGTGATCAGGTTCTGCCAGTCGGTTTGGTCCATCATCTGTGAACCGCGATTAAGACGGCCACCTTCAACGCCTTCGGTCGCGTTAAAGAGCACGTCAATGACGCGCTTCTGGCCTTCTGGTCCTTTGATCTCGTCCCAGTACAGGGGCAGGTTACGGACCTCGCCCATGTGCTTGATGAACTTCTTCGACGTGGCGTTCGGGCCTTCCTTGGTCAGCTTAGGGTGACCCCACACGGCCAGCCCGATGTACGACGCCGCCGACTTGCCGGTGCCTGACTCGCCCCACGCGCTCACCAGCGCGCTGTACTCCGCGCCAAAGCGCATGAGCGGCGAAGCGAACGCCGATGCGATAATCGCGTTCAGATCAGCACGCTTACGGTCGGTGATCATCTTACAGGCACGGAACCAGGGGTCGATAGAGCCACACGGCGAGTACGTGCCGCGCAACTTCGGGTCGGCCAATCCAGCGGGGCCTTCCGAGCCGTCACGCTTCATTGCAACGCCCCCGTAGATGAACCCTTCGAGCTTGCCCTTTTCTTCGAGCCATCCGAACGAGACCGTCTTTATTGACGCAAATTGATCGTGTAGTGTGCTGATCCACGCCATGAAATAATCTCCTGCTTGGTTACGTCGTGAAGGTACAGGCTTCACACCTTGGCGCTGTACTTTGCGCCACATATCGGGGCCGGGTATCATGTCCTCCAGCAAGATGTGCACGTCGCGCACCTCGCCTTTGGACACGGTAGTTTTGAAATTGAGCGCGTCACCACCCTCGGAGCCTTTAGACGAAGGCCACGGATGCGACAGCACACAATTAAAGATTGGAACCAACTGCCCTTTCCCGGCGTTGTCCTTCGCGTCGTCGTCTTCCACAATGACGCAGATCACGCCGTGCTCGTTTAAGGCGTAACCCTTCGGTAGATGGAGAGCAGCAATGGTCTGAAGCGCAGCAGAGGTAACCGCCGGCGGGATGCCGACAGCCAAATTCAGCGGCGATTTGCCCTTTGTAAAGTGTGGGCACGAAGCGCATGACGCGCATCCTGCCGAACTGATAGCTTTACATGAAGGCCAGCCGATCCCCCGTACTTGTCGGTCTTCTTGCTTCCGCTGCCACATGGCCTCGGTGCTTTCAAATGTATAGCCTGGGTGTTTATTGGCCATTTTATGTGCAAGGTCGTGTCCCCTTTCCATAAAGGTTGAAGCCAAGGTGGTGAGCATCCAAAGCGGCTGGGAATAGTCCTTGCCGCCGGTCTTGAGGGCATTGCGAATGAACTCGCAGCCTTTTATAATGGGGGCGAACGCTAACGGAGGATATTCCTGGTGCTCGATACCCTCGGCAAGGCTCTCTACTTTATCGTTTTTGCGTGGAAAATTCGTCAGGTCAAACGGCGCCACTTGCGTGCCCTGCGTTACCGTGGTGGTAACGGGCGCCAGAGCGGGCAGCGCGCTTAGCGCGGTCGCAAAGTCGTAATCGTCTTCTGGCTTACCCAGAAAGAGGACCTTTACCGGCTTCGGCGGCTTGGTCTTGTAATTGTTTGTGAATGGCACCCGCAGGATGCGAGCGCTATCCGTTGTCACCGGATCGGCGCGTAGACCCTCGCGTTGTGCAAGCGCCCAAAGCCCGTCAGCGTAGCGTTGCCACTCCGCCTTGGGGAGCGCTTCTTTCGATATCCAATATACGTGCAAGCCGCCGCCGGACCCGATCAGTGCGCTAGGTTTCGGAAGCGAACACTTCTTGCAGAAGATGCTCAGCGCTGTGATTGCATCAGAGATAGTCGCGTAGCCCTTTTTAGGGTCCGGCTTGATATCGATATCCAGCCAGAGCGACTTGAGCGCCATCGCATATGCCTGCGATCGGAGCACACTCTTTCTGCCACCTTCTTTCGAGCTACAATGCGATTGCAGCGAGAGGCAGTAGTATATGTCCTGAATGTGCGGCTTGCCCTTGCCCCAGTTCACTAGGTTCACAAACTCGTCGACGGTCTTCGCCGGCTTTCCCGTCCAGATCATCTTAGGGCCAGTTCGTGCTGGCACCTTCCAATGGATATTCACATAACCATCGCCCGTGGCCGACTTAGGCCACGGGACAACGCGAGACATGAAATCTTCGAGGACGCTCTTGGTGGTAGTCATGTACGCCTAGTGGTTCGCTTTACAGGAGCGCCGCGATTTGAGCGTCGAGAGCAGCATCGGACTCGGTGGCCTCACCTACGTCTGCTACTGTCTGGATCGCTGGTGTGAGCGCCGCTGTCGCTTTGGGCGTTACCGCCGCGGTAAGCCCAGTCGAAACCCGTTCAGGCTCGGCGGGCTTGTTCGCCTGCAAGTCGAGCATCGGCGGCGGTGCTTTAGCCTGCTGTACTAACTGCACGGCTTGCTCCTGTGTGGCTTGTACTTCTGGCTGTGCCGGCTGAGGAACGATACCAGTCGCGAGCGGTTGAGACTTCGACAACGCGGCCGGCGTAGCTGCACCAGAGATAGCCGCGGTGTTGTCTTCGCCTGTGATGCGCAAAGCGATAGGATCATCGCGGAGCGCCAGCACAACGGGGGCCTCGGCGTTGGTGAGCACCTGGAGCGGGCGGAACACCATCTTCGGATGCGGCTGGTTCGGGTCGAAGCTGATCCGCGTCACGAAGCTGAAGTACGGATAGCCCTGGTTGGCCATCGCCTCACCAAACGTAGCCAGATCATTGAGCGATGCCGGGGGCACGCGCAAGAACAACGGCTCCATGAGCGGCGATCCCAGCAAGTCTTGGGTCAGGTTCGGCAGGACGAGAACCGCGAGGCGCTTGTAGTCCGTGCACTCGCGCACCTTCTTGCCCTTGTCGTTGACCTTCCAGACGTTGCGCGGGCACAGAGCGCACGCTGTCGCCTGCTTCTCCTGCACGTCGTTGTCAGGGATGATGCCGTTGAGCGAGGCACAAATAGGTCGCACACCCTGCGAAGCATCCGGGTCGTACGCGTCGTAGAACGACTTGGACTTGGCGCGTGCTTGGCGGAGGATGATCACGTCGATGTAAGACGACGGCGAGCCATCGTCCTTGCGCGTAAACGTGTGCTTCTCGCCACGAACACGAAGGGACCAGACCTTGCCCTTGTATCCAATGACGCCATACGAAGAGCCAATGCCATCGGACAGGCTCTCTTTTTCTTGGGTGTTCGCGTAGCTCGAAAACGCTTGTGCTGGCGCTTGTCCAGCAAAGGGGATAGTCAACTCATTTGCCATGTTCGGCTCTCCGGTTATTTACCGTGAAGGTAAAAGGGTTAATCGTCTTTTTTCGCTGGGCCGCGTCGGACGCCAATCGTTTTGAGCGCCGTTAAATTGCAGCCGGGTGGTAAGTTGCCATGCTCGGCAACGTAGTCTTTAACCGCCGTCACGTTGGCGCGGCGATCAAGTAGATCGTAATTGCTGGTCGTCTTGACGAAGTTCATAAATGCGTCTGCGTCAGCGAGGGATGCGGAATAGCGCGTCGAGGAGTACGCCGTCCCATGTTTGGTCTTGACCGACTCAACGCCGGTCTTGTCCAGGAAAGATTGCACCCATCCGGTTAACATATTCTGAACTTCGACGAAGGGCTTGAGTTCTTCTTTGTGCTTTTCTTCAAGCGCCTTGATACGGTCGCGTACAGCCACGTACTGCTGGATACGCTTATCGACGGTGGCGGACACATCATCTGGTGTCTCAGTCATGCTCATACTCCTAGCTGTTGTGTTCATGCCCAAATCCTACCTATGCAAACATAGCGGATTAGCTGTCTTGAGGTTTTATATCGGGCAGCGAGCGTGCAGTACCTAGCGCCGTTTGCTCGCTGCCGCCGGATACGTCGCACGAGAGGCAGCGTCATTACGTTGTTTCTCTTGTTGCGCTGTTGCTCTTTATTCGACGCCCACTTGCAGTTGCGCTTCGAGTAGTTTCCGTTGACGTTCTTCCGCTCCAAGGTCATGCCTTCTGGGCGCGGTCCCATGTCAGCCATGAAGTCTTCGTAGCTCTCCCACCGGCGGATAACGCGAATACCGCGGCCGCCATAGTTTTTATAGTCAGCGTGATTAGGGTTTTGGCATCGAGAGAACATTTGCTGCCACACAAAGTACGTTCTGTCTTTTGATCCACCGTGCTTGTAGTTCATGATCTTACCCCTGCTGTTGCGTCTTGGAAAAGTTCGAGTAACCGGTTCTGGATTTTCTGCTTGCTGCGAAGCAGCGCGTAGATTTTTTTCTCGACTGGTGTACTCTGTAGGTGGAGTATCTGCTGTCGATTTTTCTGCCCTACGCGCCGGATGCGAGCGTTTGCTTGCTCATAAATTTCCAGCGAAGCGGTAGGCGAGTACCATACAATAGTATCTGCTACTGTCAAGGTCAGGCCGTGTGCCAGACATTGCGGGTGCGCGAGTAACACCTTGTATTTTGTGGTGTTCTGAAACGCGTTAAAAATCTTGTCTCGGTCATGGACCTCACCATGCACAACGGCATGTTCGATCTTCGCCGCGTCGAGCAGCTTGCTTAGCTCGGCCAGTGCATGACGATACGGTACAAATACGAGCACCTTGTTCGCGGCGCTGTCGATCAAGTCCAAGAGCGTCTGCTGACGCGGCGCGCTGTCGAGCACAACATACGTTGGAGTATGGGTGTACACACATCCGGTAGAAACCTGGAGCAGTTTCTGCATGGCGGCACCCGCGTTCACAGCGGTGATCGTTTCGTTGTCGATCATCACCTGGAACAGCTTTGACATTTTTGCGTAGGCGTCCGCTTGCGCTTTAGTCAGGTCCACGTCGATTGTCCGGGACACCACGTCAGGAAGTTCAACTACATCGTCAAGCTCGAAGCGAACCGCCGGCTGCATCATGGCAAACGCTTTTTCCACGGCATCAGGTTTTGGAATGTACTTGAACTGATCTACCTTCGTCATCAGCATGTCGCGTGCATTCTTGAAGTACGTAGGCACCGTGTTCGGGGTCACGATACGCGCCTGCGCCCACACGTCAGTTGGCTGGTTTGGCATCGGAGCGCCCGTCATGCCCCACACCCAATCGAAGCGCTCAGCGAATTTGCGCATACCCTTGGATCGGTCAGAGTTATTCCGATACACAGCAAGCTCGTCGATGATCAGCGTGTCGATATCAGTGCGCGCGTGCAGATCATCCTCGATCACCTTGAGGCCGTCGTGATTGATAATGAACACGTCCACGTCAGGATCAGCGAGCCGGTTCAACCTTTGCTTCTTGCTACCGTGCAGGATCGCGTACTTCACGTTGGGTAGCGTAGCGAAAATCTCTCGGCCCCAAACGAAATTGAGTGTGCTCAGCGGAGCAACGACGAGGGCCTTCTTCGCGTAGTTGTTACCGCGAAGGTAATCCCAAGCCCACAGCGCGCTCTTCGTTTTGCCGGTGCCCATATGATTGAGGACGTACGACCGTGGGTTTGCCGTGAGCATCGCACACGTCTTGCGCTGCACATCGAACGGCTTGCCCTTGCGCCAGTCATAGTATGTGAGCATCGGGTGGGGCAGGTTATACCCAAGGTGCTTCAACAGGAGGTACTCGCGCAGCCCATGCGGCACGACGAGCCTATCGCCTAGCGACTTGGCGTTCGGGAATAGGCCAAGCGTCCCGTTGGTGCTAGGGATCACAAGGGACTTGTTTGTTTTTGAGACAACTATCGACATATGGAGATTGTGACTTTTACCTTGACGACTTTGGGGACTAGCCAGCCATGTGGTTCAGCGCGTAAATCAGGGCGCCCTTGCAGGTAACAGTACTCGTTCTCTTGGGCTGCTCGCGCTTCCGCACGCGTGTCGAACAGCCCTTTCATCGAGGCACACATATACTCCCGGCGACCGTCGCGTTTATTTTCGGAGCGCCACTGTAGCGTCCAACGGGTAAAGGTTTTCTTAGTGTGTTTGATCATTTTTTCTTGCATCCCATGCTGATTAGATATCTCTCGAATACCAGCAGCGAGGTGTCGTCATCGACCACGAACACCGTACCGCCAGCAGCGCGTATCGCCGCGGCGGTTGCTTCTTGGCGCGGCGTCATCTTCTTGCCCTTAACCTTGGTCTCGACACAGTCAAAGTGGCCGTTCACGCACAGCATGTAGTCCAGCGACGGAGCGCCCATACCCATCTGCACCGGCATGAACTTCCACACTAAGTCGTAGCTGGCGATCAGCCGGTTGACTTTTGCTTTGACGCGGCCTTCGGGTGTCATCGCGTCAATCGCCCATTCGTAGAAGTAGGCGTAGCGTTTGCGCCCGTCCCGGACCCAAAGTCTTCGGTGTTCTTCTGCGTCTCTTTGTAGAGGATGATCTTCGCTATGAGCGCATCCGACGGATACATCATGGCGTCGTCTTCGAGCATGACCGGCGGGAGACCAAGCATCTGGACCATGACATACACCTTGCCACCGTGCCGCACCGGCATGAGGGCAACGATACTGGAATGGTTATAACAATCCGCGTGCGGCGCGTGTGCAAGGGACCAGCGGTCTTGGAACGCCCTGATCATGCGCTCGGTCTCGTTAAGCGGCCCCTCAGCCGGTATGTCTGAATATATCCTCTCGCGGATAGCGTCGTATGAAATGCTGACGCCGGCTTTCGCGAGGCGCTCTACTTCGCTCACCGACAAGTACCCCTGCGGAAGACTAGGCGCGGCTGTCGCAGGGCGGTTCTCGTACTCGTATGGGTACACTCGGTCTGATATAGACATTTTTGTTCTCCTGTTTCGTTACCGTCGCGGTAAAATGTCTGTTTCCAAAATCGTGATCGGGCGGTATTGCCAGTGCCCACCCGACACCCTGCGTGTTAAGACAAACTCCATCCACATGCAGATACCACCGTCCTCGGTGTACCGGGGCCGCCACGCAAATGTGCGATGCCATTCTGACACGAGTTTGATCCACGCAAAATGCTCGCTGTCTTGCCGGTCTCGCCGGGCTTGCCTTGTCTCACGTTTCCAGCGCATCGATCTTCTCCACAGGCACCCAGATTTTTCGCTTCCGGTCATATCTCTCACCGGGGTGTTTAGCTCTCACCTTTGCCAGCCCTCTGGCGTTCTTAGCCTTGCGCTCCGCAGCTTTCTGCTCGCGGATCACTTCCTCGCGGCGCTCCCACTCCTCCTTGGCAGCGACTACTGCTGGCGTAGGTTTCCACGCGGGGCGTATTTCGCCCGGATACCTGCGAAGGCACTCCGGAATTTCTAAGTCGTCGTCTTTGTCGTCGGGCAACTTTTGCCTCCAATGTACGTTCACGTCGAATACGCAACGGGTCGCCAGCGGGCAGCGCGGCTATCTCGCGCTTGAGCATCGCAAATACACGTCCTTGTTCTACGCCGCGTCGAGCAGACACTGTGACCTCTTATGGCTTATGAATGTATGAATGCTCGCGTTCGTATAGCCGCTCAAGTTCGTGCGCGGCGACCTCTATGATCTTAGCCAACTCGGCATGGCCAAGGCTTTCCTCGCGCTGCGCGATGGCTAAAAGGTTTGTGGACATTATGTGCTTCGCAGGCGTCACAGCGCCATTCCCGGCTTGCGGTTTCCCGTTGCGGAGGTCGGTAATCTCGGCGGCTTGATCCTCAAGCATGATTGCGGCTTCCTGCGCCAACCAATCCCACTTGTCCTCGTTAACGCCCATGTGGCGCAGCGCCTTCGCAAGATCGGCGGCGGTTATCGGGCCGTTGTCGTTGCTGGCAGCGGCAAACTCGTCCATCGCCTTCACAAGATGCGGAGGCCAAGCCATGCGGCTTCCTTGCGCGACCGCGCTGTAGAGTTCCTCTGCCGCCGTGATAAATCTGCGTTCTTTGGTATCCATGTCATTCCTGTCCCGTTAACTGCGAACTTTGAACTTGGCGCTCAACCGCGCCATCAACTCTTCTTTAGTCAGCGGCTTCGGCGCTGCTCTTGCCGGTGCATCTGGCTTGTGATCGTGTGTCTCGCTAACGAACTGCCGGGCAATCACGCTTTGGTTAGACCGCATTTCAACGTGGGATCGTCGCATCAGTAGCCTCCCTTGCCGTGGTAGGGACAACTCATGACTGGGCACCACTTACGACACAGCTTGCCCGGCTTCGGCGGATAGTTCTGCGACTTGGCGGCGTTCTCCAAGTTGACGACGCGATCGAGCACACCCACCCAAGCATCGGCCACGTCCTGCCGGTCGAACAACTCTGGCGTCGAGCAATCCTCTTTGAGCCATACGTACTCGCTTCGGACCTTCTTGACCTGTGGAAAGTGGCTGAAGATACACTGCGCCATCAGCATAAGCTGCACGCTGTCGACGAGTATCTTGCCCGTCTTCCAGTCCATGATCAGCGCCACGGGGCCAGCTACTCGCACCACGTCGCCTATGCCCCGGTACCACGCGTTGTGACCGAACCAACTTGTTTTCTGGAAGTCTTTTGTGATCGCGTATTTTTGTTCAACGTACAGATCACCGGGGCCGGCTCGCACCTTGTCAACCCACTTTTGGTAATCGGCCATTTCAGGCGGCAGCGGCGCTTTACCGTCGCACGCCAGCGCCAGCGCCTTGTGCACTTGGTTGCCCCAGTCCAGCGCGCCGCCAGGCTCCATGGCCTCTGCGTACGTTTTGGCGATATCGATTTCGTAGTGGCGCTTCGGGCACGTCTCGAAATTTTTCAGCTTCGAGAATGACCACGCGAATTGCTTACCCATTTTTGTTACTCTGCCCTGCTTCGATGATAAAAATCATTGTTAGCCATCACTCTGCTCCGATCCCAAGCGCGATCTGCGCGATCATGTGCTCACTAGGAAAAACCTTAGCCGGCTCGGTAAGTCTGGCCCCGTTTACTGCCACGGTAATGTCTGTCCCCCCAAACGGGGGGCGCGGCAAAAGCAATGACCCGTTATTCTTTTCCACTTCTTTTAATTCGTACACCGTTATCTTCTTTGCTCGCGCCCAGCGCTCTACAAGCTCTACTCGGTCGCTGCGTGCGTTTAGCGCGTCAGTCGCCAGCTTAAATGCTTCACCCGTCAACTCGCTCACTTCACACCTGCTTCGATTGCCAGCGCGACATGCGCCGTACATAGGTCTGTCGGAAACACTCCCACGTCTTCTTTCCACACCAGCGTATTGCCAACGTAAACGTGCATTTCGTCGGTCGCGGCCACATAGTGTACGTCGCAGTTATATAGATCACTGAACAAGCGCATCGTTTCCGCGCGTAGGTGCTTGCGCACCTGCCTTTGTCCGGCTGCAATCTCCAGCTTCGTCTTTTCGCTAAACTCGCGCGCCGGACGAATTTCAGTTTCAACCCAGCCGCCTGGAGATCGAGACATAGTCTGTTACCGTCGCGGTAAAATCAAATCTTGACCGGACGCGCTGTACCCAGCACGGGCTTGCCGTCCACGATTTCGTTGCCGCGCATGTCGAGGAGCAATCCGTCTTCCAGTAGTATCTCAAGACGGGCTAGTGCGTTCCACGCAGCCTGCGCGGCGTGCGCCAGTCCGCTGTCTTGTAAGTCGTACGGGCCTTCGACAGACTCTTTAACGATGTGCCGCACCAATCCGTCGCCATACCTATTGGCGCCGTCGGGTACGCGCTTCCAACCTGTACCGGGTCCACCCGGATTATATTTCCGCAGGCCGTACTCGCTCACGTTCGCCACCGCGGTCAGAGCCTTCGGGAAGTATTGCATGACCAGCGTAAAGAGGGGGGCTTTGCCCATGTCCATCTTTAGCGCGCCACCCTTTATGTCGTCGCCTGGGCGGGGGGCCTCGGCGGCCGCCGGGGTCGGCTCGGCTTTTTCTCCTGCGCGCGCACGCGCGGTAGTCACAGATTGCGATTGCGGAAGTCCGTGTTGCGGAAGTACAAAACGCTCTTCGCTCGGTGCTAGGGCTTCAAACGCTTTCATGGGGTCACTCCTGTTAGTGCGGTGTAGCGGTTAAGAAAGTACGCCTCGGCCTGCTCCGGGGGGATCGGCGTGATCCGAAAATCGTATGGCTTCACCATCCACTCGCTCTCTTGCCCCTGCTCCATAAGGTCCCGGTTCTCGGTGGCCAACATGCGGAGGTCGGCTTCCTTTATACAGGGGTCTCGCGGCAGAGTGACGCCGAACGTCTTATTGAGGGCAACGTCGATCCGCTTCTCAAGGTCTGCGAATGACGTGAACCCGCGCTCGCGTAGGTACCATTTAAGGGGCGACGGAGTATCGTGAACATATGCCTCGGTCGCGTCATGGAGCAGCGCTGCCAGCGCGTGCTTGGTCGGCACCTGCATCGAGCACATCAGGCTGTGCTGTGCCACGGAGTAGAATTTTTTTACGTGTCCGGTCCAGCGACAGTTCATCGACAGCGCGTGCGCAATGTCACGAATGTCGTACTCGTTCTTTTCGATTTCATCCCAGTAAAATTGCTTGCCGGTGAACGTGCGAATGTAGAAGCCGCGGTCGTCCGCGCCTGTACGCTTGTCACCTTCAAAGGCCGTTGTGGGTTTTGTTACCGTCGCGGTCACAGCGTCACCATCAGGCCAGTGTTCGCCAGCGCATAGCCAAAGAACACTAGCGCTTGCGGCCAGTGACCTTGCCATGCTTCATTGGCTGATATGCCAGAGTAGCACACAGTCGGGATCAGCAGCAGTGCGATGCTCAGTTTCATTTCGCTTCCCCGTACGAGTTTCCCACGCCTACGTCAGCGGTGAGTGGCAAACCCGTTGCCCATGAGGGCACCCTTACCATTTCACCATGAATGATCTTTTTAGCGTTGTCAACGTCCGCGTCAGGAACAATGAACACTAGCTCGTCATGCGCCTGCAAGACAAAGCGATAGCCGCGATCAGCAAGCCGCAGCGCGGCGTTCATCACGACGATCCGCGCCAGAGCCTGCACGATGTTTTCAAGCATCTTCGCACCATAAATTTTGTGCGGGACGCCGCCGTAAAAATACATCAACTCGGCGTTCTCAGGGTCTAGGTGCGGGCGCTCATACATAAGGCTCAAGCCGCTCGGCAGCTTAACCTCGCCGTGACCAATGAGGCATGGCCCGAATTTCGCCGGGCCGCTCAGCCCCAGCCATGCCGTCTTTAGTATGCGGTCTAGCCGATACCAGCCGTACTTTATCGCCTCGTATTCTTGCCGATACGTGTCAACGGCCTTCTGCGCCAGCTTGCGGTCCCAGGTGATACCCAGCGCGGGAAAGTCAATACCGGACGTGCGCGCCAGCATGGCGACCATTGTATAGAATTTCTCGGCTCCGCAGCCGTAGCCCAGCCCCAAGATGCCGGTCTTGCCAATGAAGCCCTCGGCCTTCTGCGCGCCTTTACGATCAACTGAATAGCCAAAGATAGCCTCAGCTAGTAGGGAATATGGGTCGAGTTTGTCCGCAAATTGCTTTACCAAGTTCTCGCAACCGCATATCCACGCGACAAGCCTCGCCTCGATCTGTCCTAAGTCGCACGTCAAAACTTTGTGGCCCGGTGGCGCGATCAGTGCGCGCCGCAGCTTCGACTTGGCTTGGCGCGACGATGGCAGGTTCTGCATGTTCATGCCCCAGTCGCCAGACAGGCGGTGGGTGTGCGCGCCGCCGAACCGCAGCGGGACGGGCATGAGATTTTTACCGCCGTGGTAACGCGACCAATCGAGATTGCCGATGCTCAGCAGCTTCTCGGTGCGCGTCTCCTCCAGCGTGCTCTTGTGGCCAAGCCTCGCAGTAGCCAGAGCCTGCACCCGCATGTCGGGATGATCTAGCAGCGTCTCCATAAACTTATCAGTCTTTGCGATAGCTGGCACTTGCCGGCCGGTGGGCGAAGTCTTCGTTTCAACATCGACGCCCAAACCTCGCAACGTGTCGGTGAATTTAACCGCCGACATAAGGGTAACCACGTCAACGCCCGACACTGCAAGCATGGCGCTCTTGGCGTCCTTGACCTCTTGCAGGTGCGAAGTCGCTAGGGGTATGTCAAACTGGAAGCGCGGCTCAACGCAACAGCGGAGCACTAGGTCCATGAGCCTTTGCTCGGATGCGGGAAAGTCCTTGATCAGCTTTGTAAAGATGCCGAACATCACGTCAACGTCTTGGATGGCGTACTTGGAAAACTCAGGCCAGAGGCCAGCCGCCTTTATCTGCGCGGCTCGCATCCCTTTGACCTTCATCAGGGCGTCACCTTTGATACCTACGCCCAGAGCCTCGCCAACGGCAGCGAGTGAGAACCGCCGCAGCTTGTGCCCCATCAGCGTGCGCGCCATGCCCATCGCATCCAACATGCGCGCGGGCACGAACCCGTACTGCCACGCCAAGATCGAGTTATCGAAGAGCGAGTTGAATGTTACCGTGGTGGTATTTTTTAGATCGAACCCAGAGAGGAACGCACTGAAGTCCGGCCCGTCTATGATATGGGTCTGGCCTCGCCCTTCTTTGACAGCCACCATCTGCAACTCGAACCGTGGGTCCAAGATGTAATTGGGCGTCGGCATTTTTCGCAACGAATACTCGTCGTCGAAATATGTCTCGGCGTCCAGGAACAACAGACGGTGCGCTTTGGGATCAATCATCCGGGGGGATGCTCAGATAAAAAACTGTTGAGTTTCAGCGTCAATGGGAACGTCGTGCCGCACAATGACGCTACTATCTAAATAAAGGGTTAACCCTTTATGGTTTTTTAAGGGCACAACGGCGGGGAGCAACTGCGCGCTTGCCACAGTCGAAGCAGCATCGCGAAAGAGTGGCATCATCTTGGCAACGCCAATCGGATCAACGAAACGCTTAGCCGTGTCCTCGCTAATGCCGTCCCACTCAGGCGCAAGCGCCATGATCGATGGAAAATAGTATCGTATCGCGCCGGGCGTGGCGAACTTATCTAGCCAATTCACAACGTACTTGACCACAGCCCAGTCAGCATGGATGGCGCGTACCTCTTTGATAAAGTCAGCGAGAGGCGCACCCAGCGTTTTATCAAAAATCATACAGGCCGGTGATGGCGTCAGCATCTCTATACCCTGAAACTGGAAGTGAAGATCACAATCCTCTGGTACGGAGGCCGTCACGTAGGACGGTGTCTCTGCCAGATTATACGCTTTTTCTAGCAGCGCCCTGTATTCGGGCTTGACGAACCACGGGATCACCTCCGCAACCGTGTAATCGAAGCGCGTCATTACGTTCACGGTATCGGTCGTCAGCTTGTTGCAACGCGCTATAGCTACGGTTCTGAACCGGCCCATCGTGTTGCGGATTAACGCACCGGTAGCGGTATCGTATTCTTTTATGGGGAAAATTCTTTTTCGACGTGACATATTTTTGCTCCTCAGGGGTTGACTTATTTCAGAAACCACTCTAAACCTCGGTGAGGTTTAGAGCAACGAACGAACCAAGTTATTCTACGCCGCGGGATTTTTTACCGCCGCGGTAACGGTTTTTTGCTGATCAGTGCGCGCCTGCTCTAGTACGTCATAGATATAACTGATCCCATCGCTGAACCATTTGGCATAGCGCTCCCTAGCCTCGCCCGCTTCCGGTAGCCTGAAGCTATCAGCCCAATACCTTTCGCGAATTGCTTCGCGAATAGCTTCACCGTTTTGTATTATTTGCTCTGGCGTTATCTCGCTCTTCATTGATCATCTTCCTGCACAGTACAAACCATGCTTCCTGCCACTCGCTCCGTAGTTTTTCGTGCGGCAGATTGCACGGCAGTGAGAGCCTGCCTTCGACGCAGTGAGACGTGTATGCTATGTAGACTTGGCGGGCGATACTGACCGACTTCTTTTTCTTTGGCATCGTGTTCCACCTGCTTCACATAATCAAGCCAGTCAGCCCGCCACTTGCGCCACCTATCCCACGCTTCTTTATTCCTCATAGAGGCGGGCCCGCTTTGGTACCGGTGCATCGGATTCATGTACGCTACCTTAATTTCCCTTGCACATTGGTACCTGCTCTTCATGGGTGGATGCGAACCACGTCGCCCCAGGGATACTTAACGTCGGACACTGACGCCCAGATCACAGGGAACGTAGGCTCCATCTTGGGGAACGTGACATAGCCATCCGTGAACCCGATGAACATATCGGGTACCTCAAGGCTGTCAGCGATCCACTTGAACACTGGGTCACAGCTTGTGCCACCGCCGCCGCCAACGCCACGGCGCTTAATGGTCTGCAAGTCCATCGCCTCTTCGAGTTCATCGATGTGCGATATAGCAGCGTCACACCATATGACTGTGAGCCTGCGCGGCCGCGTGTCCTCGATGATACCGGACAACTCGCCCAGATACTTGTTCAACTCGCTGGCTCCGATGCTGCCCGATGTGTCGCCCCACACTACTAGCCAGCCCGCACCCTTCCCGGACCGTGACGGCATATGGATATCCCGCACGATGAAACGCCGGTCGGGACGCTTCCAGTCGTATGACCCAGTGCCCACCTTGCGTGCGAAGATGGACTGAATGTGCTCGGTCCACGGTATCTCAGGCTCAAGGATATCCTTGAACATACGCCGCAGCGCGCCAGCCATCTTGCCCTGTGAACGCATCTGCTCAATGGTCTGTGCCGCCGCAGTTTCCACCGCCCATTGCTGTGCGTTGCGCTGCGCTTGCGACGGCGTCTGGCCAGTGCTGGCACCGGGTGATAGCAACTCGTCGAAGCCTTCACCATCTAGGTCGCCGTCTTCTTTCTTCTTCTTGTACAGCTTGCCGTACACTTCGAGCACGCTGTCATTGGGGCCAGCCATCTTGGGATCGAGCAAGCAAGCCTTTGGCGGCGTACCGATCTTACTCTCTTTCAAGAGAGCGTTGATGCGGTAGTCCATCGCATGTTGCATCGTCTTATTGTCGAAGGGTAGTTCCTTGCCACCGTGCATGGGCACCTTGCCCGCTGTCTTGCAGCGATGCAGTAGCTCCACGTCACCGTACACGTTGTGCACGATCTCATGGGCAAGTATGAACGCTCGCTCTTTCAAGCTGTACTTGAAGAATGTATCTGGGTTGATCAGAATGTTCTTCGCGTCAGTCGCTGCAATCGGCACGGCGCGCGTGGGTACGGCCACGTACTTGCCGTCGTTGTTCGCCAAGTACTCTGCGTTGATACCACTG